CTCTTCACATATTTCATGCGCTTTTCTATAAGATATGAAAATATTTTCTGGAAGGATAAAGTCAAATGGATATTGAATAATATTGTGTAATTCCAATTTGGCATCATCTAATATATTAATTAGAAAATACGAGAACGTGTATGAAAAAATGTTAATCTAAACTTCAATGAGTTTATAATGGTTCTTTATTTTACCTTTTGATATTAGTGTATATAAAATGATATTATCCAAAATATTACATGCTATTTCTATGAATATTAGTACAATTTCATATAAAATAAATATATCAATAAATATCAATAAATATTTATTAATAATAATATGTATTATTATTATGGATAATAATAATTCATTTATTACGCAAAGATATAATATTGGTAATTCATTAATAATTACAAAAAATATATTTTCACGTATTGGTTCATTAAATGACCAAACTCGTGGAGGTACTGATACTAATTTAGCTGTTTCTAAACAAATTACTATTTTGAATAGTGAATTGCCAGGCGACTATGAATTAATACTTGGTCCATATAGTATGATAACAACTAAACCGGAAGGATTCGATGTTGAATCAGATTTAAATATTACATCTAATAATGCTATTAAGTTTAATAATGCAATGAATATTTCTGATACTAATAATAGTATTACAACTGATACAAATACAAATAACTTGATGATTAATTCGTCTAATTCAATAAAATTATATACCGCTACAGGTCCGTTTGAAGGGTTTTATATAAATGATGAAAAATATGTAAATGGAGAGATTGGTGCAACCGGTGCTACAGGTTCCACAGGTGCTACAGGTTCCACAGGTGCAAAAGGTGATACAGGTTCCACCGGTGCCAGAGGTGCCAGAGGTGCCAGAGGTGCCACAGGTTCCACAGGTGCAAAAGGTGATACAGGTTCCACCGGTGCCAGAGGTGCCAGAGGTGCCAGAGGTGCCACAGGTTCCACAGGTGCAAAAGGTGATACAGGTGCCACAGGCCCGTCTAATCCAAACGCGGATACAATAAATATTATTGAACCTGGACCTATAGTAAGTAATGATTCATTTTATCCAACATTTGTATTAGATACCGGAAATGAAGAACAACTATATATTGATAAATCTGTATCTGCATTAAATTATAAACCTTCAACTTCAACTTTTACAACAAAAAATATATTAACAAATACGGTTTCGTCTGATATAGGATATGATTTGAGTTTGTCGTCTCAAACAGGCAAAATTATTCTTACATCTTATGATGATATAAATCTTGATACGAGTTTAAACATATCAATAAGTAATAATGGTGTTACTGGAATTATGGATATATCTTCTGGCGATAAAATCAGTTTGACTTCTTATAATGGTATTATTGAATTGATAACAAACGCCGCGGATATTAATCTAAAATCAACAAAAAATATCAATTTATTAGCAGATGATATTATTACTTTAGAGAGTGTTAATGCAGGTGTTAATTTAACGTTAGGAGATGGAACAAATAGTTCTGATATTAATTTATATGCACAGTTCGGTTCTATTAATTTAGAATCACAAAGTGATATGAATTTTACTTCTAATGGTGGAGGATTAATTGCTACTATGGATTATTTTCAATTAACAGCAAGAAATCAATATATTAACTTAGAAGCCCAAAATAATATAACACTTACTTCTTATTCACAAGATATTAATTTGACGACATTTGACGGAACTGGAAGCGGAGGACAAATTGGAAATATTAATTTGAATAGTGCTGGAACTAATAATATAACTTCTACTGGTATTTTAACATTTAATGCTCCAGATATTTATACCATTTGTCAAGGACTACAATTTGACGCTGGAAGTTATATTAATTTAATATGTAATAATGGAGATATTAATGTAGAGAGTCGTTATAATGGAAATGTTAATTTGACTGCTCCAAATGGTAATATTACTATATCTCCAAATAATATTGGTGGGACAACAACTATACAAAGTCTTATAATAAACACACCTATGAATGTAAATGGATTTTCTTTGGATAATTGTAGTTCTTTAAATACTGATACTGGTTTGGCATTAAATGATACTGGTGGTAGTATAATTCTTAATAGTATTGGTTATATTTGGTTAAACGCTTTTAATTTGGATTCTTATGGACAAGCGTTGCCTATTTGTTTAAATCAATTTGAACAAGGAACTTGGTCTTATACGGCAGGAAGTCAAGTATTCCAAAATGTATTTTCAACAAATATTGCTCTTCCTCAACAATTTTTTGCTGACAATCCTCTAAGCGGATATACTTCTACGAGGTGGCAGATAAACTTTGATATGAATTGTTGGAACTTTATGAACTCTGACGATAAAGGGTTTGCTATTTATTTATTATTTTTAGATGGTGTTGGAAATAAGTATGATCCGTTCCTTTATAATGAACAAACGCCATTTTGTAAGTGGGATAATCCTTCGTCTTTTAATGGTGTTAATAGTAAATTCAAATCTATTAACTGGTGCGATTATGTAGATTTTAATCAATTAATTGGTTCATTTAATAGTAATATTTCATTAGAAATGTATATCGCTGGTGATAATGTATTTAATAATGTAGATTTCAAGTTTAAATTAGGATTTACGAGAATACAAAGAATATAGTAAAGGAAATTAAAATCCCGACGTATTATATGCCTACACCAACAAATCCAAAATAATGAAGATGTAATTTTAGTAAAAAAGTATTTTAATTAATTATAATATAATAAAAAATATAGGTTGTGTAGGTTTATTTCATAATAATATATGAAATAAACATTCAAACCAAATGATAAATGATAAATAATAAATAATAAATCAAATACCAAAGTCAGGAATATGATATTCATCCGAACCAGATTTAATATATTTTGCGATTATTTTCGGTGTTACGCTATTACTTACAATATCTTCTGTCTGATAGACGTTTCTATTTTTATCCAAATAATAAACAATACCTTGAATATCTTGTGCCCAAACTTCTAATTTTTGCGTTGTAGGTTCATCAGGGGTGCCGTTAGTCATAGTCATTATTCCGTGAGGAGTGCCTTTTATATGCGTGCCGCAATAATCAAATCCGTCTTTTTTTCTGCGAGAACATTGTTCATTATTTGCGCGTTTTGAAGAACAACGTTCAAAGAACGGGACGACATTTTTAATTCTTTTACGATTAGTCAAGTCATCTTTGTCGATGACTAAACGTTCATAATTATATATAAACTCAAGTAGATTTTCTGCTTTAATTTTGCTAGTATCTTCTAGATGCATTTCGGTGACTTTGTCACGAATGGAATCTTTGAATGAAGATAGATATTGTTCAACTTTGATATTTAATTTGCGTTCCATTATGATTCAGCTTATTGTTATTTATTATAATAACTTTAATTCAATTTTATTATAATGAATCGAACTATAATTTAAAGACGGATAATAATATATTTTGTTATATTTTATTCATCTACAATAACTACTTGTTTTGTAGGAATTACATTGAGAGGTTGTGTAACTGTATTATTTGTATCCGCCGTATTTTGCGTTTGATATGAATAACACATACTTGTTTCGTCATCACCGCCAGTATAAGAGTTAAAAATAATTGCAAAAAACACTGTTATAAAGAGGAATATATAATAAATAGTATATACTTGTAAAAATATTAATGCTTGTTCATAACCATAAAATAATAAAACATAATATATACCCCAAATAATGGTCATTATAACTATGAAATAAGTTAACAAACTACTCATTTTAGACATAATAATAATAGTATATATCATAATTATTTCACATAATATATGTATTAAACTGTTTATTTTTCAAATCAACCGGAAAAACTTTTATGATATGTGTAGACATAATGTGATATTGATGTTGTTTCTTAACTACCCATATTGGAGTATCTGTCATTATAGAACCATCGTCTAATTCTATTTGACCTACATATATACTATTATATGATAGACACCAATTAGAGTCATAATCACTGATGCGTAATTTTAATTGTGCAAGTTTATCGTTATTATATACATTTTTTAATTGATTTATTGTATCAGAAGAATCAGTTGTATCATCAAGTAAATTAAGAACGACTTTCATTTTACCTAAAAATAAGATACATCTAATTAATCCAACATTTTGGTCTTTATCATATTTCTGAATAGCAGAATTATATTCTGTAAAATAATAATGATTACCAAAAATGCCGGTAGGTAATGTGGAAATCCCAAATGTTGAAATAAAATCTAATTTATTAATAACACAACTCTTGTATGCTACAATAGGCATTTCGTAAAGTTCTCCTGATTCATCAGTTAAATATGTAAAATTTTCATATTTATGAAATAAATCATATACAGAAATATGAATATTAAATTCGCAAACTTTTCGGTGATTAATTATTTCATCCATACAAACTAACCATAAGTCATTAGCTCTCGTCATTTTTAATGTATCTAATTTCATATGACTACAGTCAAAGAACATATAAATATCATTTCCATCAGACAAATATCCTTTGTATTCATATTGTGTTTCTTTATAGAATGATTGACATAAAACGTCTATAGTAGTCATTGATTTCATCAATATATCCTGTTCTGATTTATAAAGAAAATGAGGAAATATAAAATCATTTTTTGTTGGGTCATATTTCGAGAAATTAGAAGAAGATTTATTATTTTCAGGATTTGTAGTATGATATGGTTTATATAATAGATATTGTATAAAAGGACAATGAAGAGATATATTCAAATGATAAGCGCAAATATGTATTTCTCGATTAATAGGATTATTTTTCAAATCCATAAAGAGAGTTGTCAATTCAGCTTCTAAATAGTTTAAACCACCATATACAAGAGTATTAAATATATTCAATGATTTATATAAATGTTCTACATCATTATTTAGAGTTGTATTGTCTTCATTCATATGCAAATAGTTATCTTCATCTGACGATTCACGGTCGTGGTACATATTTAAATAAAATGTATTTATTTAAATACTAATAATTTTATTTGTCTAATTTGCGTCGAATAGTTTCTTTAATAACATCTTCTCGATTACTGAGAACAAACTTAGTAACATCTTCAGCAATAGAAGGGTTATCGGCATAATAATTTTTTAATGTAGATACTAACATTTTTGCATTAATAGGTTTCTTGATTTTGCTTTTTTTATATAATATGCGACCTCCATTGATGTCGAAACAATCCAAAGAGTTTGTTTTCATAACAGAAACTAATGTTTGAGTCATATTTTTTTGTTTGATTTTGAGTTCTTTGACATCTTTATTCATGCGCGTGATTTCATTATCTAGACGAATCCATTCTTTTATACTATTAATTAATTCTTCTTTTGTCTCGACTTTAGGTTCTATTATATTGTTCATTTGTGTTAAATCAATAATGTTTGTTTAAATTGTAAATACTTATTTATTAAAAATAATAAATAAGTCATATATTAATTAGTTCGTTAGTTATATTCGTTTCAATAATTTGCGTAATTTGTTTTGGTAAATGTCGTGAACAGAATAGCGTATTATTTATACATTTATAAGAACAATTATTACCCTTGTTTTTACCTGTTTGAAGAATAACAGAACAAAATGGTAATGCTTCAAAGAGAGCAGATTTAATAAGTTTATAATCTTCTTTGAGTTGTTTTTTAGCTGCAATTTTGTATAATTTTGCTTCTTCTTTGAGTTTTTTCTTAGCAGCAATATCTTCAATTTTTTTATGTTTTAAATAATTACTGATAGTGATTGTTTTATGAGTATGACATAATGAACATTTGAATATTTCGAGATAAGTTACATATGTATTAGAACATTGTGGAATGATTTCATTGTTGTTATTTTCAGTATCATATATATGTTTATTAGAAAAAGAACAATGACCTTTATACCATTTAGTATCATTTTTTTTATTTAATTGTGACAAATACAATATTTCATCAAAGAAATTGACACCATGTATTTTAGGATATTGTTCATTTGAAGGTAATAATTGTTTATGAACTGTTCGACAATAAGGACAACGTATTTCGCAAGTATTTAGAGAATGGCGTTCAAGATGGTTGAATTTATTTTTATGATTTTTAATATCATTAAGTAAGGGTCCATAGTTGAAATTGTGTCCACAAGACAATAAAATAGCATCGGGTAAAAGAGGCAAATTACTAATAAGACAATAAGATGAAATATTTAAATTGTCGGGTTCGTGTTCGTGTTCGGCTTTGTCAGAACTATTTATTTCATTATAAAAATCGATATTATCTTCAGTAACATACATATATTAATAATTAATTAATATATTTATATTATTATTCATTAGTATATGTCTATAAAAGCGTGGGGTCCACCTATTTGGCAATTTTTTCATGTACTTGTCGAAAATATCAAAGAAGAATATTTTAATAAAATTGGTCAAGAAGTATTTGGTATAATAAAACAGATTTGTAAAAACTTACCTTGTCCGGATTGTTCTATGCATGCGACCAGATTTCTATCTAGTGTAAGATTTCAGCATATTAAGAATAAGAATGATTTTGTATTATTAATGTATATATTTCATAATACGGTTAGAAAGAAAAAATCACAAAGTATATTTCAAGAAAATGAACTAGCTATATATAAAGACAAAAATATTTTTCATTATTATAATCAATTTGTAAAAGCATATAAAACGCGTGGTCAAATGAAATTGATGGCGGATAGTTTTGCCAGAGGAATGACAGTGAATCAAGTTCATCAGTTTCTCATTAAAAATAAATCTTATTTTAATATAAAGCCGATATAAATTATGTAGATGCGATTATTTCACCATTTTTATATACATTGCATTTAAATGTCTGTGATGATGGCATAGAACAAACGTTTGAATCTGTATCTAATTGTGCAAGAAATAATAATTTATTGCTGTTAGTACTAATTAAAATAGTGATAGAAATAACAACACATAATAATGATACAAAAACATTCGCGGCAAATGTTGTTCCATCTATACAATGGTCTATATTCAGATTGAATACATATATAAATAATAAATATATGAGTAAACCGCAAAATAGTGCCCAATTATATGTTCCATAAATCATCATTGGTGACAAAAAGTAAAAAACAAGAAATGTTGTATAAAATATAACAAAACCATTACTTACGTTTGATGATTCGCACCAATCTTTATCACACATCCATTTTTTATTTTGCCATTTTGCACAATTAATATTTGTGTTAGTTATATTATCAGATGAATTATTTTGTTGTCGAAATGAGATAAAAAACTCTCGTAATGCTGTAAAAGCAATAATAAAAAGAAAGAAAATTACGCCAGTATAAGTTTGATATAATAGAGTTATAATAATGATAGTAAAACTCAATATTATAGGAGAATAGTAAATACTAGAACGTATTAAGTTAGGTAGATTTAATGATTTAATGATTTTATTATAAAAAGTACTATTATTTGTGTTTGAATCCGTATAGTGTATTTCATTCATTTTATTAATAGAATCGTTATTATTAGAATCAACATTATTAATATTATCACTCATATTTATAATAGAATAATATTAATTATCAAAAATAATTTCAAAAACTTCTTGAATTGTATCGACAGGGAAGAAGGATTTATCTTGTAATATAGGGTTACCTTCGTATTTTTTCAATAATTTATGATAATCGCGTAGGTTCTTCTTAGGAAATATGAAAGAGGTAACACCAGATTTGATAGATCCAATTATTTTCAAGTCGAGACCGCCAATTTCACATACATTGCCATTCAAGTCGATTTCACCTGTGATTGCGAATTGATTGCGTATTTTTAAGTTATTTAATAAACTATAAATGAGAATAGTAATAGCGACGCCTCCACTAGGTCCATCTTTACTGATTGAACCATCAGCAGCATGAATATGAATACCATATTTTTGTCGATATTCAATAATATATTCTTGTCTTATTTTTGGCGTTAAACTCCAGGCGAGTGTTTCAGAAACATGTATACTTTCTTGCATAACTTTTTCCAATAATCCTGTCAATTTAAGGTCCAAGAAATTACCGCTAGGATAGAATTGTGCAAATAATTTGAGAATGCCTCCTTGTCCTAAAGAGTTTGCCCACATACCATTGATTATACCAATTTCACTATTATCGCATATTTTAGGGGGGATAACTTCATGTTTTTCTTTTAAATAAGATTGTATATCATTTATTGAAATATGAATAGGATAAGATTCTAATGGAATAATTTCTTTAAAAATATTAATATTAATTTCACCTATAATTTCAAATAATATTTCTTTTAATTTGCGAACGCCTGATTCTAGAGTATATTTTTCGATTAAATATTGAATAGTTGTATCATCGAGAACAATCATTTCAACTAAACCCATATCAGATAATATTTCAGGTAATAAATGGCGTTTTGTTATAATAATTTTATCTTCTACAGATAGATATTGGAACTTGATTCGATGGATTCTATCGAGTAAAATTGGGTCAATCATAGATGGGTCATTATAAGATAGAATAAATAAGGCTTTTGACATATCAATATCAATGCCTTGAAAGAACTTATCTTGGAATTTGTCGTTTTGTGAAAAATCCAATAAATGTGTTAAGATGCCTATAATCTCTCTACCATGTTCTGTTTTACTGATTTTATCGACTTCATCGATATATATGATTGGATTCATTATTTTTGTATCCATAAGTATTTGAACGATAGAACCCCAATTTGAACCGACATAAGTATAATTATGACCATGAATAGTGCTTCCATTAGTATCTCCACCCATTTGAATAAATGCAAAAGGGCGACTCGTATCATTTTCATCTTTGAGACAATTTGCAATACCTTTTTTAGCAAGAGTTGTTTTGCCTACACCAGGTGGTCCTTCAAACCCAAAACAATATCCTTTATGTTCACCATTTATCCATTGTCCGATAATTTTCTCGATTTGTAATTTAGCTGGTTGATTTCCATATACGGATTGGTCTAATATAGAACCGACATTATTAAGATATGTATTTATATTATTTATATTTTCTTGAATATATTGAATATGTTCGTTCATGTTGTCGATTTCAGTAGGGGTTATATTATTAACAGAAACATTACATAATTTGCCAATAATTGTATTATTTTTGGAATATTTATAAATAAGTTGACATATATATTGTTTTATTTCAGATTTAGTATTTTTTTTATTGATTAATTTATCGATAGATATATCATGTTCTTCTATTACAGAATAAATGAGATTAATATTATCAATGAGTCGTTGTTTATCACCTTGTATCATTTGTGAGATAACTCGTTCAATATCTTCTGTAGAAACATTAATTACTATATCAGATGAATTATAATTATAATTATCAATATATTCTTTGATTTTTTTGGTATGAATAATTATTTCGAGATTAGTAAAATATTCTTTATTGGGAATAATATAATTTACTTTATGTTGTATTATATTTGTACATAAACAATTAAAACGATTACGATTATCTCTCATTATATTAAGGATTGGTTCACATTTATATATACCGAATGGGATGTTGAGTAATCCATCAAGATAATTTCTAGCTTTTGAATTATTATCATCTGTTTTAGATTTGATTTCTTTAAGTTTGATAAATGCTTTATCTTTGACACTATTAGGTGTTTTTAATAAGTTTATACGATGTTCTAATGAGACAGATTGTATATCTTTATTAGCATAATTATTTGTTGAATATACAATGTTTTTGATAGAATGAAACATATTTCTAATATTAATAGGTATGCTATTAAGAATCATAGATTGTTCATCATTATACTGATTATCATTGGATAGTAAATCGTATAATATATGTATAATAAAAGTATTTTCATAATCATCTATCATATTAAAAATTAATAATAAAAGGGTTGTACGTTTGGAAAATAAGTCGGATAATATAAAGTTTTTAATCATTATATTAAACTGTTTATTTTTCAATGTTTTATATAAATAAGAATATCCTATAAATTTGGAATATATTTCAATATGAGAGTATACAAATAAATCTTTTAAACTCAAGGATGAAACATATCGTTTAAATGATTCAGTATTAAATATTTTGTCAGAAGGTAAATGTTTATGAATCATATTTAATCGGTTTTTAATAAAAGCGTTATTCAACAACTCAATTACGACATTATCGACAATACCAAATATAATTAGTCCTTTATTGATGCTAACATTTGTTACATATACTTTCATACCATATACTTTATTATAAAAAGTATTACTAGTTAATATGATATCATTACATTTAAAATGTTGTTTATTATTATCGTTTTCGACAATATTAATAATATTTTCATCAGTCAAGTTAGTATTTGTAGAAGAAGATATTGTATTATTGGATATATTATGATTTACTACTTTATATCCAGTTGGATGAAAATAAGATTTCAATAATTCGATTTTAGATAAAAGGATAGAATCTGTAGTTTGTATATATTTATTATTACCAAAGCAAACTGTCAATAATTTCTCGAATGATTCTGTTCCATATGATTTTAATATACTGGATAATTCGTTGTTAATTATTTGAAGTTTACCAATGATAATTTCTTTATCATAATTAGTATAAATATAATCATTTAGTTGTATAATTTTTTCGTGTAGTTTATATAATAATTGAAGACAAGTATTATAATCATTTTCCAATATGATATTGAGATGTCTATTTATTTGGATATGTAAAATAGTGCGTTGAATTATATTATTGAAGAAATCTATTTTATTCTCAACCAATCTAAGTTCATTCATATAATAATACAAATATAAGATTATTACAAAAAAATATAAATATTTTAATCAATTTAAAGAACATAATCAACTATAAATAGTAATGGGTATACCTAGTTATTTTTCATATATTGTGAGAAATTATCCACATATTATACGACGATTTAATACTTATGAATTACTGGTTGATTGTCTATATTTGGATAGTAATTCGATAATATATGATGCTGTAAAGAGTCAAAAATGTCAATCAACTACGAAAAGTATTATTGATGATGTTATAGAAAAAATAAGTATATATATTAAGACAATATCTCCAAAAAAATTGGTATATATAGCATTTGATGGGGTTGCTCCAATTGCAAAATTAGAACAACAACGACAGCGGAGATATAAATCGTGGTATCAATGTAAAATAATGAGTTCTATAAAAAAAACTACAATAAAAACAACTGTAACAAAAGATATTGTAGATATTGTAGATATTGTAGAATGGAATACATGTCAAATTACTCCAGGAACACAATTTATGGATGAATTGAATAGACAAGTACGCGACCATTTTGAAAATCCAAATATAATTTCATCGTTTCAAGTAGATTCAATTATTGTTTCTACAAGTGCAGAACAAGGTGAAGGAGAACATAAAATATTTCATCATATTCGTAATTTAAGTAATTCAGATTATACACATATTGTTTATGGTTTAGATGCTGATTTAATTATGTTATCTATTAATCACTTGCCAAAATCTCCTAAAATATATCTATTCAGAGAAACACCTGAGTTTATTAAATCAATACGACAAGATTTAGAACCAAATGAGACTTATTTGATGGATATAAATGAGCTTACAAATATTATAACGAATGATATGAATGATCGCACAATATGCGCCGTTACAACGAACCGTATATATGATTATATATTTCTGTGTTTCTTTTTAGGAAATGATTTTATGCCACATTTTCCCGCTTTAAATATTCGGACTGGTGGAATAGATAAATTATTAAATGCATATCGTTCGACAATTGGTAAGAAACCGATAGTATTGACAGATGGACGTATTATTTATTGGGAAAATGTAATGATACTTGTTAAATGGTTATCAATTAATGAAAAAACCTTTTTTATAGATGAAGTATTATTGAGAAATAAAAAAGAGAGAAATGGGCATAATATTCCAGAAGATACTGTCGAAAATAAATGGCGAAAAATCGAGAATATACCGACATATGATAGAGAATTGGAGAAATATATTGAGCCAAATAAAGATGGATGGGAACGACGTTATTATAAGGTGCTTTTTCAAATGAAGAGTAAAGATATGGAATCGCAAATACCAGAAGTGGTTATAAATTATGTAGAAGGTCTAGAATGGACAATGCGATATTATACAGGAGATTGTATAGATTGGACGTGGAAATATAAATACAGCTATCCGCCATTATTGTGTGACATATTAAAATATGGCGATAAGAGTATTACTAAAATACGATTTAAAGAGGATACATCTTCCGTATCAGAATTGGTTCAACTATGTTATGTTGTTCCGCGGTCAGGGTTTGTATTTTTACCGATGAAATTACAGAAATATTTGTCGAAATATGATGAGTTATATCCAGAAAACTGTGAGTTTATTTGGGCATTTTGTCGATATTTTTGGGAGTCGCATGCGGTATTACCAGAATTGCCGATGTCTTTTATTGAAGAAATTATTGCCGAATATTTGAAATAATTTTTTACACCTTTTTACATTTCAAACACCGATTTTCGTTCCTATAAAAATATATAATACATTTTTATTATATATTTCAAAATTCAGGAATGTTTAGGAATATTAACTAAAATTAGTTAAAATTAATTATAAAAAATTGATTTAAAAATAATATTATACTATATTATAACAACGAAAAATGGTTAAATATAGTTGCGAAAAATGCGGAAAAGATTTTACCCAAAAGGGACATTATACCAAACACACTACTAAAAAAAACCCTTGTGTTTTTGAAAGCAAAATTGAAGAAATGATTGAAAAAGCGGTTGCTAAAAAAATAGATGATATTACTTCTAATGCTTCAACAATAATATGTTCAACAAATATTATTAATCAGCAATCATCATCTATAGTTGATTCAATAATTACACATAAAGAAATAAAATATATTGATTTATTTTGCGGATTAGGTGCGTTTCATTATGCTTTTAATTCATTACAAACAGAAGACACAAAATATAAATGTGTATTTGCTTGTGACATAGATGATAATGTTAGAAAAATATATAAAGAAAATTATGGAATTACTCCTGAAGGCGATATTAATAACATAAATATTGAAAATATACCTGATTTTGATATTTTATGTGGCGGATTTCCTTGTCAACCATTTTCAATAGCAGGAAAAAAAGAAGGATTTGAAGATAAAATTAAAGGAAATTTGTTTTATGCTATTTTAAAAATTATTGACATAAAAACGCCAAATACAATAGTATTAGAAAATGTAAAAAATTTATTAACTATTAATGGAGGAGAAACATTTAATATAATAAATGAGGAATTACAAAAAAGAGGATATATTGTTAGTTTTAAAATTATTGATTCTAAATATTATAATTCTCCGCAATCAAGACAAAGATTATTTATTATTGGCAGTAAAATAAAAAAATATGAATTTCCATTAGAACCATCTAAAACAATAACTCCTGTTTCAAGTATAATAGATTATACTGAAACTAAATATTTAAATTATGAAGATAAATATAAATTAGAAAAATGTAAAGAAACTGGAACTAAAAATAATTGTAAAATGTTATATAAAATGATACATAAAATATCAAATAACGGAGGAAGACAAGGTGAAAGAGTGTATTCAATTGATTCGTGTGGACCTACAATTTGTGCTTCTTCTGGAGGACCCGGTGCGAAAACTGGACTATATTATATTGATAAAAAAGTTAGAAGATTAAATGTTAATGAAGGGTTAAAAATGTTTGGATTTGATGAAAATTATAAATGGAATACAATTGTTAAAAATGAAGAAATGTTATTTTATCTTGGTAATTGTATTATAGTTAATGTTGTAAAAGTATTATTGTCTAATTTATGATAATTTATCACATAAATTTAATATTTCTTGTGTAACTTTAAATTTTGCTTGTATATGATTAGGTGAATGATCTGTATTACCACCACCTTTTCTCTGTAATGCGATATATGGTGATAAATGTAAACAAGTTCCGTTTTTTTTAAGTTTAATGTCTATTTTTATTGTTTGTTCTATAAATTCAAACAATTTTTTACTTGAAATTATATACAATTCCATATTAGTAAAAGTTTTATTTGTTTTCATTATACACCAATAATCATTCATTTCTGTATTATCTTCTCCTATTAGTGTTTTTTTTGTATATTGTGATATATCGTCTAAATTATTATTACATAATTTCATAAAATCTATTTTTTGTCCTTCACTCATTAATGTTTCGGTTTTACTTTTTCTTATTAGAGTTAATAATGTTAAATATTTTCTTATATCTTGATTGTTAAATGTATTTTTTATATGTCTTCTATCAAATGAATCGCCTCTTCCTCCTAAATTTTCTATTTTTTTATTTTGAATATTTATACTACTACCGTCTTCAAAATAAATTTTTGTATCATATTTTTTTCCGTGAACTTTATGTAATGAAATTATTTTTTTTCCAAAATATTTTTCTAACTTACATTTTATTAATTCGTCTGTTCTAAATATATCCTCTGCCTTAAATCCGGATTTAGCGGTTAAACTATTTTTACTATATTCTTGTATGGGTTGTTGTTCCTGTAATATAATCATTTCATTAGATAAATTGGTAGGTTGTTCTTCCATTTTGCTTATATGTAACTACTTATTATAATTAGTTTTTTAAATCAATTTTTTATAAAATAATAAACCATTATTATAATGACTACTCGTAAAAGTAATGATTATAAAATAACTGCTGTAAATTATTATTTAGTTGAAGATAAAACACAAGAATAGGTTTGTAAAATTTTTAAATGTAATCCAAGAAGTTTAATGCGTTGGGTTGAAAGATATAAAAAAGATGGTAATGTTGATATTCATTACAGGAAACCGATTGCTTATAAAGTTAAAAAGGAATATGTTGAATTTTATTACACGAAATTAAAAATGATAAAACCATTACGCTACAAGAATTATTACAAAAACTTAAGGATAAATATAAAGGTGTTGATTTAACAACTACACAAATTTTTAGAGTAATAAAAGACAATAATATAACTTTGAAAATCACAAGAATACGACACGAACCAGTAAAGCGTTTTGGTAAAGATATTGATATAAACGCAAACATCAAGAAATTTTATGAAGAAATAAAAAAACATAAAATAGAAGATATTATTTGTATTGATGAAACAAGTATAAAATCATTACAAAAAAGACATCATTGCTATAGTCAAAGAGGAAAACGATGTGTAATAAAAACACCATCACAAGAAGTATTCAAGAAATATACAGGTATATTTGCTATTTCTGTAAATGGAGTTGAAGGTTGGGATTTATATGAAAAAAGTGGAATAAATACAGATAGGTTAATTGAATTTTTAGAAAAGTTTATTACAGGAAAATATAAGAATAAATTAATTATTTTGGATAATGCGAGTAGTCATAGAAATCAAAGAATAAAAGATTTAGTAAATAAACACAATAATATTTTATATGCTGTTCCATATCAACATTTTACAAATTCCATAGAAAACTACTTTAGTATGTTAAAATCACGATTACAAAAGTTAGATGGTTTAACTCATATAAAATTAAAAGAAAATATTACAAAAGTAATTAGTGAAATACCAAAAGAAAAATATAAAAATATTTTCAAAGGTGCTTATGAAAGACCAGAAAAATATGTAGCAAAAAATAAAACAAGAAAAGTTAAGAAAAACTATTTATAAAATCGGCGTTTGAAATGTAAAAATGTGTAAAAAAATAAGTAAGTTAATATATTATAATAATTATAATATATTAAATAATATAATGAATAAGCTACATCAACCAAAACAAAATCAAGATAATTCGAATCCAATTGTTACAAAGAACGTAATATCAAGCATAGAATCGAGAGACAAGTTTTTAGAGATATTAAAAGTAAATCCAGGACTCTTTATAATGAAATTAGGCGCTCCATGGTGTGGACCGTGTAAACAGATTGCTCCTATTATTGACGCATTTTTCGGTTCTTCTCCGAAAAATGTATTGTGTGCTGATATTAATGTGGATGAAAGTTTCGACCTTTATTCGTTCTTAAAGAGCAAACGAATGGTTAATGGTATACCTGCTATATTATGTTATCAGCGTGGGAATGTGGGTTATGTTCCAAATGATATGGTAACTGGTGCTGACCCTGATGGACTTCATAGTTTCTTCAAAAGATGCGGAACACATTTGAATCAAGTTATAAAAAATAGTCAACAATAATTAGTTAATTAGTTAATTGAATGAATAATTAATGCGACATTTTCATGATAATAACCATTCATACCAGTAGGTGTTCCATTCATCCCAATCCATTCATAATTTACCTTATTTTCAGTAATAAACTCATAAAATGCTTTGAGTTCACCATTATCTCCATCAAAACCAGGATAATTCACTAATTCATCAAACACTATTATACAATCTGTGTCAATATAATCCTTTAATATATCAAAAATATATTTTGTAGAACTATAAAGGTCTGCATCCATATGAATAAATGACACTTTTTTATTATGTGTTTGTATAAAGTTGGGTAATGTATTATTAAACCAACCTTTTATTAGTTCAACATTACTATTTACTTTTGGTAAATTACCATTCATGTTAAATGCTCCTTTATCAAATCCATCTCGCCATTTTTCAGGCAATCCTTCAAAGCTGTCAAATCCATATACTTTATCATTTGTAAAACTTGAAATATAGTTAATACTTCTTCCATTTGTTACGCCAAACTCTAACCATAATGTATTTGGTTTATGTTGTAATTTAAGTTTATCAAATACATAAGTAAGAGGATATGTTTTAACATTGGGAATATTTTGAATAATACTTAACATTATATAATAATAATAAATATTTTAATTAATTGGTAAATAAATATATAAATAATTAAATGCTTAAATATATTTAAGCATTTTATGAAATACAATGTCGATTTCTGAGTTTGATGAACAACAACAACGTCTTATTAATATTATACATGAATATGAATATGTCTTCGAATTGAGAAAATGTTGTGGATACAAAGAATGGATAACTGTATATAAGACGATGACAATATGCGACTTATATAGAAATGTTTATCGTCGTTTCCAAATAAATAAAGAAGAAGATATGAATAATATCTATTTATTTATGTTAGGACAAGACGGACAAAGGTCGGAGATTGCAAAGAATGATACAAGAACAATTCGAGAATTGATTATGAATAATCAACATCATTTTAAAGCAGTATATCCTCTTCCTTGTAAACTAGTATATTGGTTATATATTGATGACGGATGTTGTCATTATGACCACGCAAATACAATTATAAATGAATGTGTTATTCATCATAATGATATTCAACCAAAATAAATCGTTGTGCTTCTATAAATTAAATACTGAATAAATAATATGGATAAAGTAATAGACCTAGATATAAGTAATTATGATTTGAAAGATATAATGAGATTATTTGATATTCCATACAATTTTACAGAAAATGATTTAAAGTATGCTAAACGCAGAATGTTGATGACTCATCCAGATAAATCGGGACTAGATCCAAAGTTCTTTCGTTTTTATACAGAAGCGTATAATATGGTTCATACAATTTGGGAGTTTAAACAAAAAGGTTCGACAAAAAATACTGAATATTCATCATCTTTTTATGACGAAGAAAAAGCAGGTATTTTAGACAATTGGTTTAATGAAAATAAATCGCTTAATCAGAATAAATCTTCATTTAATGAATGGTTTAATCAACAATTCGACAATACTCGTATATACAATGAAAGAGATACAAAAGGATATGATGAATGGTTGAGAAATGGCGATGCCATATCTGTTCATGATACTGTTACAGATTTGAATAAGATGAATCAATATATAGATGAAAAGAAGCGATTACTTAGAGAGCAGTCATTGACAACAAGACGAGAGGTTCAAGATATATGGACGATTGGAGCAAATATGTCGGCATCCGATTTATCGCCGAATGCGCCGACAGATTTTGATTCGGGATTATTTTCTGGATTGGCGTATCAAGATTTACAAAAGGCACATACAGAAAGTATCATACCGATAACAAATGAAGATTATGATAATGTCCAAAAGTTTCATACAGTAAATGAAATTATTCATTTTAGAAATACACAAGATATCCAACCTTTAAATGAAGAACTATCACAACAATATTTAAATGATAAATATAAAAAAGCAGATGATGTTTCGATAAAAATAGCGTATAATTTAGCAAAACAAACGGAAGAAGCAAAGAAGAAAAATGTCGATTTTTGGAAAAATCTGCAACTATTGAATTAATATTATTATGATTATTATATTCTGTGATTATAATTGCAATTTATAATCATAGAATATATATATGTCTTCAAAGAATAACATGAATATAATTTCTTTTATATTAATAACATTTGTTGTGCTTGTCATTTTATATTTATATCAACGATATCAACACAAGATAGATAGAGAAAATGTTTCTTATAATTTCGATATTATACAGAAATATTTGTTATCTGACCCAGATGATATACGATTGGAAAAGATAGCAAAACCGATATTATGGATATTTATAGATTATGAATATAATGCACGCAAATGGGAATCATTTGGTTCGAGATCATCATATAATTTAAATCAGCCATACTTATATTTAACTGTAAAAAGTATAATTGATAGATGTGGTGATTCGTTTCATATTTGTCTTATAGATGCTCAGTCATTTACTAATTTGTTGCCTAATTGGAATGTAAATATGTCTCGAATATCGTCTCCAATAAAATCATATATGGTTGATTTAGGTATGACTAAATTATTATATAGATATGGTGGTATTCGTGTTCCACCATCATTTATATGCATGCGTAATTTAATTGGTTTATATAATGATGCAAAGACGACTGTACCATTTATAGGTGAGTTTGTCAACAGAAATATAACATCAACGTATTATGATTTTTATCCAAATATGGAGTTTATGGGTTGTCGTAAAGAAGAGAGTGTTATTGGTGAATTGATAGAGTTTATACAAAGAAATATATCTGGTGATTATACGGATGAAACGAACTTTCTGGGTTCTTTTAATCGTTGGTGTAATTCTCGAATAGATAAAGGTAAAATGAAATTAATTGATGGCGAACTACTTGGAACAAAGACGGTTGATAATCGACAAGTATTAATAGACCAATTATTGACAGAGAATTATATTGATTTTAATAAGAAAATGTATGGGATTTATATACCAGAGAATGAAGTATTAAAACGTAGTAATTATAGTTGGTTTGCACGTATGTCACCAAAACAAGTATTACAAGGAAATATGATTGTGTCAAAATATTTGTTGCTTACAAATGTGTCAAATACAGGTGGAGTAATAGAACCAATGACAAAGAATGATAATAAATATATAGGATTTTGGAAAGTCCCTTCTGGGGCACCTGTTTGGGGATTAAAACCAGTTGATTTAGGAAATAATGTTCCAAAGATGAGCTATCCAATGGCAGTTGCTTGATCAAATTATCAGTATAATAATAAATGTAATAATAAATACAACGTATACGTATAATTATTATAAGTAATTTAAAGAAAAGTCATAAGACAATGATAATAAAGAGAGATGGATTTGACAATAGAACCTGAATATTATATTGCAAATATAGACAACGAAGGTAATTATATTGATTCTATTCCGACATTTAGTCAATTAAAATATGGAATACGCTGTATGTGTGGTTCGAGAAAAGATAAAATATTTAATAATTATAATTCATTTTCAGCACACATTAGGACATTATGTCACCGAAATTGGTTAATATCGCTGAACGCAAATAAACAAAATTATTATAAAGATTGTGAAGAAATGAAGCTTACAATTGGTAATCAAAAACTAATCATTGCTCGTTTAGAAAGAGAACTTATTGGGCGAAATAACACGATTGAACAATTGACAAATCATAATATTACTTTAAGAGAACAATATGAGAATGAAAAGAGAATATATTCTTCATCAAAAGAGCCTAATTTGTTAGATTTAGATATATAATTGATTATAATTAGTATATGTATTATATGAATCTTCAATTGGTTCTCGATTAATTTCAACCATTACTTTATCTTTTAATTCTTGTTTTGTAATAAAAGGATAATGCCTAATTATATTTCGTCGTATTGTATCAATATATGATTTATTATTGGAATATATATCATTAGACCACCATAAATCATGTGTTAGTAATTCAGATTTTGTTGGAATAAGCATGACTCTAACGCATGTAGAAAAACGGACTTGTTTATATTTTTTATTTGTATTATTTAATAATTTAATATTAAATAATTGTCGTTTCTTCATATTAATCATATAATAAAACGCATCATTTGCGCGATGATATAAGTATTCAAATGTTTTGAATATATTAGGTTGATTGTTTTTTGCTTTTCTTCGTCGTACATTTATGCGATTTTTATATAACTGATTTGCTGAATTATACATTATATATATTTATATCAAATAACTATAATATTATATTTATATAATATATTACAGTATAATACAATTTATTGTATTATTTCGACAAATATTCAATAAGTAGTAATAATATTGGTTTATAATTTATTTATAATCTTTATCGTGTGTATCCTCTTTATCTTGTGTATCCTCTTTATCTTGTGTATCCTCTTTATCTTGTGTATCTTCTGTATCTACTATTTTTTCATCAATATTATTTGCAATATTATTTGGTATATAAATATAATAATATATATTGTAAGATGATTTTTCGTATTTTATAAAGTTTTGATATTGAATATTATTAAACTTACAAATCTGTCTTATTATTGTTATGAATGATTTATAATTTAATGGTTTATCCAAATATTTGCGTTTGGATATATGGTAATATTTTCGACAATTGTCAATAAAATCTACGGTCCAGTTATTATATTGACCTTTTTTAAAAGAGATGTCATTTATAATATAATAATTTTTAATTCTAATGCATATTTTATTCAATAGTTCGAATAATAATTCATCCGGAACGTGATTTTTAAATATCTGTATTGACATAATTTATACGATTATAATATTAATAATACAAATAATAAGTATTATTAATAATTATTTATAACTTGTATTGTTATTACATAAATAATTATATAATGGAAATAAATATGAATAAAATAATAATATTATATAATATTATTATTTTATAATAATATGAAAATCAAATAATTTATTATTATTTTATACGAGTAACGATGCTAATCATAAATATGAAAAAAAACAAATAAAAACAAATAAAACCCACAAACTATATTATTAAATATATAATATTATGTCTTAGTATTTTAATAAAAATATATTTATAATACAGAAACAGATAACAAAACAGATAATAAGTTATAATGAAATATCTTGATAAAAATAATATTGTCGAAATATTTATACAATATCAATTATATTATTAGTAAATAATGACAATTCAACTTCATCTTCATGTATATTATGAAATATATTGATATATTTACAAATGATAGTAATAATTTTATATTTTTGTTCTTCTTCAAGAAAATCGACTGTTTTTATAAATAAGAAATAATTATCGAGAATATCCATTACAGAATAACCGTTATCATAAATAGATAACAATATATTAATTGCATCGACAAGTTGATGATTTATAATACATTTTGTATATTTAGTAAATATAACGAAGCTAATATTTGTACAAACTTGGTTAGCAATTTCCAATGTGATTGGACGATTCAATAATTTGAATTTTTCAATATAATTAATTAATATTTTAGATGTATTATTACATACATCCAAAATAAAATCCGCAGCATCAGGTTCAATAATAATATCTTCTTTGAATGAGATATCATTCATTATTTTACGCAGTTCATTTTTTTGTATAGATTGGATACGAATGATGGAAAATCTGGATTGAATACTTTCAATTACTTTTTGTATACTACTACATGATGAAATAAAATGAACATTATCACTGTATTTATCTATAAAGTTCCTAAATATCTGTTGACTTTGTTCATTAATAATATCTATATCATCTAATACAACAATCTTTTTTTTATTTGGTATAAATGAGCGTGTTTGACAAAATATTTTAACATCTGTTCTATAATAATTAATACCTTGTTCTCTCAAATTATTGATATGAAGGATATTTTGAGTATATTCATTTAAAGCAAAATCTTTATAATATTCTTTGACGATTGTATGTAAAATCGATGTTTTACCGCTGCCAATATTTCCGACAAATAATATATTTAATTTATCTATTTTAATAAGTATTTTGAGAGTTTCGACAAAATCGTTTTCAAGAATATAATCGTCTAAATATATTGGTTTATATTTATCAATAAATAATTTTTCATAAATATTTGGATTATTTTTTTTTAACATAATAATAATAATAATAATAACAAATAATTAGGTTTATAATTTATTTTAATAATATAATTAATATTATTTATGTTTACATCATCAGAATCAAAAGAACAAACTCATTATACAACTCTAGGTATTTCAGAAAATGCAGGACAAGATGAGATTAAAAAAGCATATCGTTCATTATCTCTTAAATATCATCCAGACCGAAATCCGAATGATGCATCTGCAACGACAAAGTTTCAGAGTATTAGTGCTGCATTTGAAGTATTAGGAGACCAAGATAAGAAGAGAGAATATGATTTTATGCGAAAAAATACGTTTGAAGGTAATCCATTTGGAAATGTATTTGGTAATCCATTTGGAAATGAAGGAATGGATGATATGAATGATATATTATCTAGTCTTTTTTTCAATAATATGGGAGGTGTTCGAATGTCTACACATATGCCGAATGCTGGATTTAATCCGCCATTTCAAGGTTCACATATTCGTATATTTAAAAATGGAGTACCTATTCATGTCCAACAACGACCACAAAAGCCTGCACCTATTATTCAACATTTAAAGATAAATATGGAACAGGTATTAAATGGTGCTCAATTACCGGTTGAAGTTGAGAGATGGTTGATTGAAAATGATATGAAAATACATGAAAAGCAGACAATTTATGTTGATATACCTAAAGGAATTGATGATGGAGAATTAATATTATTAAAAGATAATGGAAATATTGTAAATGATGAATGCAAAGGTGATATTAAAATCTTCATTAAAGTTGAAAATAATTCTTCGTTTGAAAGAAGAGGATTAGACCTATATATTGAACAACATATATCTCTGAAAGAATCTTTATGTGGATTTTCTTTTGAATTAAAATATATTAATAATAAAATATATACAATAAATAATGATATTGGAAATATTATTCAACCGGAATACCAGAAAGTTATTCCTAATATGGGATTAACGAGAGAAAACACAAAGGGTAATTTAATTATACATTTTAAAGTGGATTTTCCTACAAATCTTACAAATGAACAACTTGAAAAAATCAAAGAAATACTATAATATATTGATATCACATATTTTCATAAAATATTTTAATAAAATATTATCATCAAATATATAATGATAATATTTTGGTATTTTCTTTTTATAGTATTAGCATTAATAATATATATTATATACGATACAAAAATAATAGAAACATATACAAATCAACCAAAATTAATCATACTAATGGGTGATAGTATTTTAGATAATGAAAAATATTTCGAAAAAAGTGTTGTGGATTATATAGAATATGATATATCAGATAGTGAAGATACGCTGATTTGTATTAGCAAAAAATAATAGTACAATTCAAGATATGATAGATTATCAATTACCTGAGTTAAATCGAGAAAATAATAATAAACGGACTTATATATTTGTATCTGTTGGTGGAAATGATATATTACAACAAATAGTATATCGTGATGCTTCAAAAGTGGAACCAAATGCGTTAGATAATATAATTTCTAATTATGAAGATTGTATAAAACAACTTATAAGAAAAATGAAGAAGGCTTATATTATTTTATTTACACTATACTATCCTCATTCTAGTTATTTTAGAAATTACGATTCTTATATAAAAGAATGGAATATACAAGTGAAAAAAATAGCCAAAAAATATAATTGTCGTATATTAGATTTATCCAAGTTTATGAAGGATTCTGAAGATTTTTCGTACAGTATAGAACCATCTGATATTGGTGGTAAAAAAATTGTCGATAATATGATGAATATGTGTTAATATTATCATAAATATTTTTGCCTAAAATATTCAAAACCATATAAAAAATATATATTTATGGTTACAATAAGTATATATTATATAGTAAGTGTATGAGTTTATGTTTTGATGTACCAGTTAAAAGAATAAGTAGATAATCCACTATTATAATTTGAATATAATCCTAATCTAGTAAAACATTCTCCATTTGTCGATACAGGATAATAATGAGAAGCGCGACTCGTTTCGTAACGCCGGGTTGCAGTGGTTTTAGCTCCTACACCAGAACCTGCTACATATTTATTATTAACATTCTGTGGTTGATTACAAATAAGTCCGATACGCGGATTCCATTTTACACCGATTGCGTTATTTCTTTTAAAGAAAAACCCATCTTTGCCATAATAGAAGTTACCATATGTCATAATAATATAATATGTTATTATAATTTGATTTGAGTTGATATTAACTATTTGATGAAAACAAATAGTTAATATAAGTTTATGTTTAAGCATATTTAAGATATTTTACGGGTTGGAATATCTGAACTAACTAAATAAATAGAGTTTTCAGTAATGACAATATATTCAGTTCCGCTCTTGTAAAACTTTGCCACAGGAGAAGTGTATTCATCTTCACTCTTAACCAATAATTTTTCACCTCCTTCGCGAACGCCGATCAATGCTTTTTTATCCAAAGATGCGGCCCAATAATCCAACATAATAGGTTTATCTTCTACAACTGCTAGTTTAGCTGCGTGTTTCAATGTGGCGTCACTTGGCAATCTGTAACTGGATGATCCTGAAGCAGATCCAACTTGGTTTTCCGTTGTAGACATTTATATCATTTAATTTTATTGTCTTTAAATACTTTTTAATTTATATAACTAAATATTTTACACATTATATTATAAATTAAAAAATATTTAAAGACAATAAAATTAAATGATATAAATGTCTACATCTATTTATCAAGAGCTTATGTGTGAATTAAAAATAAAATTAAAACAACACAAAATTAAATTCAATAAAATATGTAGTTTGATGAATAATGAAAAATATGATGAAATTGATAAAATTATTAAAATTATTAACAATAACACAATTCAAAACTTAATAACAAATATAGTTGCTGAAAGAACTAAAATTGGAAATAATTTGGAAAAAAAATTAAATGATTTATTATGGTTGAATAAGATATTAATTCAATTTGGTGAAGAACCACAAACATTAATTAAAAATGCACGAAAAATATTGAAAAAAAATGTATTTATAAATATTTATGATTTAGAGAGAGAACAATATGAAAAAAGAACAACATATCAATTATTAAAAAAAGAATTACAAATACAAGGCGATAGACGGTTCCCATTACGTTTCGCAAAAGAAAATACAACTTTAAAAACTTTTTTAATTAAAATGTAAATAATCAGAATATAAATTGAATATGATATATTCTTCTTTATATATCAATATTCAATTTAGATGTTCATGAGTATAAATAATTTTTGATAACATTATATTATTATATTACTTATATATAATATAATGTTATCTGAAAACAATAATACGACATATTTATTAACAGAATCGATTAATTACTTATCATCATTTAATTGCGATTTGAATGATTTATTGATGCAACAATTAAACTTAACAAATGAATATACAAAATGTATGAATGAAATGTATATTCCATTAAATAATAAAAATCATTACTATATTTATGTAAAAGGATTAGAATCAATATATAATATTTTTAATTACTTATTATATAATACTAAAAATATACACCTAGTTAAAGAACATTGTCAGAAAGTAATATATTTTTATATAGAGTTTATCAATCAAATTATGGATGATTCAAATGTATTTTTAAACTTAACCATTTCGGATGCAGTATTATTTATATATAAAAAGACTATATTCAATATTAATAAGCCATTTTGTAAAAATACGGAACATTTACTTACCGATAAAGAAAAAAATATTTATGATACATTGATTATTCACGGAAAAATAATGAAGGTAATATTAAATTATGTTTATCATTCCAAATCAACCCCAAACTTATCCACATCAACAACCACATCTATACAATTTAATCATATTTATACCAATTATCATTCTATATTTACAATAATGAAACAAATTAACTCTTATGATTTATCATATAAAAATTATAGTAATCTATATTATTTTACTGAATTATTAGATGAATATTTTAATAATATTTATACAATTGAACAATTTTTAGAATGTATAAGTAAAATCAGTAAAAATCTTAGAACATTAGATATATCACCTGATAAAATGAGGGAAAATGTTTATATAATGCATAATATTACTTCTCTAAAACCTAGTCAACTTATTAAACTGTTTGAATAATATCGATTGTCATTATTTTTCGTCTTATTTTTTTGCGTTTATCTTTTACAATACGATTCTCATCTGTTATTATCATTTGATTAATATTATGAAACTCTGTTATGAGTACTTTTTTTAAAAACTCATATATACAATATAGCACAGTTTCATCACACATTCCAACAATAAGAATACTACCTGTTCTGAATATCATAAATGATACTTCAACAATATTTGGATATAAATGTTTTTTATCTTCAGGTATTTTACTTCCTGTTTGAACTTCTACGTTTGGATTATAGTAGAACTTTGACTGTATTCCTGGATAAGAACAAGGATCATATATACTCTGTATTTTGTACTTATATTTGAATAATTCATGTAAAACTTCACGATTGATATAAAATCCACAATTAAAATTAGAATTGATTAATACAGTGTCACTTTTTTGTTTATAACCTAATGGTAAATCTGTTATAATAAATGGTTGAAGTGTAGTTAATATATTACTGAGAATAGTTTCATATATATTATCGTTTTGAACGCCAGGTATTTCTAATTTGCCAGTATTGAATATTTTAATATGAAACTCTTTGAATACATTATCAACTTTGATGCGCATAATCATGACAAAGCAATTATAAAATGCGCTCTTTTTTTTAATACGATAACTCATAATATCTTTTTTCGATATACCAATACTAATTTTGCGTATATCTTTAAACTTGATACGACCGGATGGATTATGAATGCTGGTAATAATTTGTTCGTCATAATAATTTTCATTTTTCAGGTGTTCTTTGATAATAGCGAGTTCTTCTTCTTTCATTGAATTGAACTTCATTTGTTTTTTAATAATACCTTCAGTTGGTTGAGAATATGGTATGATTCTAATACCCCAGAATATAGTACTTAAATCGATCATTTGATTTAAGTACGCAATCTTCGATTTTGTCGAAATATAAATATTAGAAGCCAATGGTATATCAATAATATCTTCATTATTGGTTGTAGTTGTAGTTGTAGTTGTTGTTGCTCTTTCTGTAAAATTATCTTTTACCGTGTGTTTTGTTATATCAATTTTCTTTATAACGCTTTTATCAATATCAATATCAATATCATCGTTATACCCGAAACAACTAGAATTTTTTTGTTCTGCAATATAATCAGAATCTATAGCATCATTTCCTGATTTTTGCGTTGATAAGAATAGTTCCCATTCATTATCGAGATGTTGCATCATTTAGAGTATACCTTGTTTGGGTTAATTTCTTTAAATTAAATATATAATCAATTTTTATATATTTAAAGAATATCGACTAACGATTCAATTTATTGAAGGAATAATATGCTTTGATAATTGCGTCATCGCATATCCGATATAATATTCATTTTTACAATCTTGATAATGCATTATATTTTCAATTGTATTCAGAATATCTTTATTGAGAATGAGTTGTTTAGTTCGAATAAGATAATTCACAAAATATTTGATAATATTTTTTATGTCGATATTATATTCAATACTTATTGTTCTTATATATTGGTTCAAATTATCGTCTTTATTCGATTTCTGGATTTTATCATATATGTTCTCTAATATTTCGTTATTAATAATTTTGAAATTATTATTATAAAGAACATCTTGGTTTGATTGCATATAATTAATCATACTTCGTATATCAGATTTATATAATTGTTGTATAGAATGAATAGTTTGTTCAGAGACATTTAGTCCTTCTGTCCTGGCTATATTTAATAGAAAATTATGAATATCTATATCTGATATCTTATTAAAACGCATTTTTAAAAACTCATTTTGTAATCCTTCATCTATGCGACTAATATAATTACATATTAGACAAAAACGTACAGATACTGAATATTCTTGTAGTAAATATTTCAATGCTTGTTGTGCATTTTTTGTCATATAATCTGCTTCATCGAGAATAATAAACTTCATTCCTTCATTAAATAATGATTTTGAGTTTACAAATTGACTTATTTGATTGCGAATAATATCTACGCCCCTATCATCGCTCGCATTATTTTGAATTATCATGCTCTGTGTTTTAAAATTATGTCTTTCTTGGAACTCATTAACAAGAGCAATTACACTTGATGTTTTACCTACTCCTGGTGGTCCATATATCAATAAATTGGGGAAGTAACCTGTATCAATAATATTATTCATAATATCTCGATTTAATGGGTCCATAATGATGTTTATTATTTTCGTAGGTCTCCAAGATTCTACCCAAGGAATACTCATTTGTAATGTATTATAATTGTTGAAAATTGTAAATAATAATTATTATAATATTAATATAAAATTAAATTAAATTGAAATGAAATTATTTGAAAATATAAAAATACAAATATAAAGAACCAACAAAACCAAAACTAAAACCAACAATATGACAACAACTGGATATCTTGAACTCTTTATTGGACCTATGTTCTCAGGAAAAACAAGTAAACTTCTCGAAATATATAAACAGAATATATTTTGTAATATCTCAATTATTGTTATCAATCACTCTGCTGATAAGAGATATCATGAAACTCATTTAAGTACACATGATAAGACGATGATACCATGTATTCAAACACAAGAACTACTTCCTTTATGGAATTATGATGTTTTAGATGAACCAATTGACGATTTATCCACATATCATCTTCAGTTCAGAGAAGCAGAAGTTATTCTTATTAATGAAGGTCAATTCTTTCATGACTTGTATCCTTGTATTGTCGATTTATTGAAGCATAAAAAGAAGATATATATATGTGGACTTGATGGAGATTTTGAACGTAAACGGTTTGGTACGATTCTCGACCTTATTCCATTATGTGATAAGGTAACAAAAATGACATCACTTTGTGGTATATGTCGTAATGGCACTCCTGCTATATTCTCACGACGAATTACTACAGAAACTACACAGTTCTTAATTGGAAGTGATAATTATATACCGGTTTGCCGTTCTTGCTATGAACTTCCCACTATGGGGATAATCGTCGCCAAATAAGTATTATAAACTATTTAAAGTAATAAAATAATATCTATAAAATGAGTTTAAACAATATTCTTCCAACCGACCAATTTTTAACCCACATAATTCCAAATGATTTACTTTCAACTGACATACCAACCACAAATATTAAAGGTAAAAAACGCGCAAAAAAAATGATAGTTGAAAATAATGATTCTGTAATATTACAAGAAGAAACTGTATGTAAAAAACGCGGACGAAAACCAAAAGGCGGTAAAATTATTAGTCAACAAGCAGCACCAGAAATAGTAAATACTATTAAACCGAATATAATTCTACATCTAAAATGTTCTGTAAAAGACTTGAATCAAGTTGGTGAATATAATTCTAATTTTACAAACTCAAATATAGACCCATATAATTTTGATAATATTAAAAATGATTATGAACAATTACTCGATGAACAATCTCATTCTATACCTATATCTTCTAGTGAAAATATTATTACAAACCAATCTTTTTCTATTGTAACAACCGATAATGTTAATTTTAATTCAGTTAATTCTGAAATTAATAATAATACGACAGTTGATACTAAAGAAATATGGAAGAAACTCAAAATACTTGAACACAATTTACATATCAATAATATTTCCGACAAAAAATCGGCGTGTTTTTGGTGTTCATATGATTTTGATAATCCATCAATCTATATTCCCAAGTATAAGATGAAAGATATTTATCATGTATATGGTTGCTTCTGTAGTCCTGAATGTGCAATTGCATATTTAATGAATGAAAATATCGATCATTCTGTAAGGTTCGAGAGATATGCTTTACTTAATCATATTTATTCAAAAGTATATGAATATAGTAAAAATATCAAACCCGCACCAAATCCTCACTATATTTTAGACAAGTTTCTAGGAAATCTAACTATCCAAGAATATCGTGCTCTTTTGAAGAGCCATCGTCTATATTTGATGATAGATAAACCATTGACACGTATTCTTCCAGAATATTATGATGATAATGATGATTTCATTATAAATCATAAAGTAATTCCAACCAACAATTTACAACAACAAGCGAAGAAAAACTTGCGAATTAAACAACCATATAGTGAGTTGATATAACATTTTTTTATTAATAATAATAATTATCATTCATAATTATTATTTTGACAAAGCATTATTTCGACAAATTAAATATATATTTTTATTGACGCGTATATAAATAAATAACATTTACATGAATATATTTGTATATGAATTATTTGTTATTTGGAAGAAGCTATTTCTTCTTCTAATTTTGCATTTTGTTTTTTATTAAAGTCACGAATCGACAAATCCATTTGTCGTCTTATTTGTGTAAACATTTCTTGTTGTAATGTAGGTTTTGTTCTAGTAACTTGCGGATTAATCGGGATACCCATAAACTCTTTAATAACATTTATGACAACTCCATTATGTTCTGATAATTTGTCTTGTGCGATTTCTTTGGTATAATTAGTCTGTCTCATAATTATGTCGATTGATGAATCCGATTCCATTTGATATTTCTAAGCAAATAAAAACTTTTATTAAACGAATATATATATGTTAATATGCCCTCCAGCTCTCATATATTTAGTATTTTGTACCATACAAATAATAGTAGATTGTGCAAATGGACTATATAATACCGCAATTGTTAAGACATTTATCACTATTATTATTACTTTTTTACTTAATGTTTTGTGTAATATGGATTTAGGAATAATTTCATGGATTATTGTACTAATTCCCTTCATATTTATGGCTGTAATAACGACAATGATACTATATATATTCGGTTTAGATGTTGCTACTGGACAAAATATTACGACAACCTACATAAAACCCGAACAAAACCCTGAACAAAAACAACAACCTGTATATAAATCATCAATGACATCACCACCATATCCACCTTGGATGTTACCAAACGACTCACAACCTCATTATTTAACGGTATCAACACCAGAAGCTAATACAAATATAGTTAAGCCACCACCAGATGCTATTACAATTTTACCTATGCCTATACAGAACTTGGGTTAATAATAAATAATACAAAATAATAATACAAAATAATATTAAATTATAATATAAATAAATGAACCTACTTTATTGAAATGAACATATATAATTTATATAATGTTGGATTTGGAACAACTATTGGGGTATTTATTATATATATTTATTATCCACAACACTTTAATTCAAAAATATTATGTGAATTAATGTTTTATGGTATTAAATGTTATAGTCGTATTCAAATATCATGTAATAGATTTGTTAATAATAATAAAATGATAAAATATGTATCAGACCAGTTTTCGGAATTGAAAAAAAAACTAGAAAATGAAATTGAAATTATTCGTGATAGTACTGTATTACTAAGATGTAAGACTGAAAACTTATTGATGTATAATCAAAGTTTGATAGATTTTCTTATTTATTCAGATTATCAAACATATCCAGTAAATAAAGTTATTTGTAAAAATATATATAATTTTGTAAAAAAATATACAGTTTGTGATTTTAAGTTCCATTTAATAAATATTATTTTTTCAGAAAAAGATAAATATGAAATTAAATTATCTAATGGAGAATATAACTACTTCATTGTAGGAAATATTATTGATAAATATGTCGTAGCTTATTTACTATACAAACAATATCGGCTTATTGTCAATGAAGATACTTTTGAGTATACTATGGAAATACTCGATAATAATATTGAGACAATTCATATTTCAGAGAATGAATCAATTATATTCGAGAAATCTTCATATAAAATAAAAAAATATTGTATTACAGATAATAATGATATACCACAATCACAATATATAAAAGAAGAAGATTACAATGGTGAAAAGATATCAGATAATATGTCTTTTATAGAAAACAATATTGATAGTATTTTTTCAGATGTAAAATGTAATGATAATGATAATGATAATGATAATCACGATAATGATGACGATTATCATTACGATGATGATGACGATTATGAAGATGAATATGATAAAATAAAAAAATCAAAATATTTATAATATTTAGTTATAAATAGTTGATTATGAAATAGGATTAATAATAAATAATAATTAATAAAATGTAGATATTACAACATATCAATTATATATTGATATCATAATTGATATGGAATTGTTGTTGTTAGCATTTCAATAATAATAAAATTACAATATAAATATACGAATTGTATGTTCTTTATATGTTATTATCAAACACATATAAAGAACTCGAACATAAACAAGATTTAGAGTTTGAAATAGAAAATAAAGAAGAAGATAATGTATCATCTATCACAATACCAAATGAACCTATTATTAGTTTTCATCCTACTATTCATAAATGGACATTATGGGCACATTTACCACATGATACAGATTGGTCATTGAAGAGTTATAAGAAGATTTATGATATAAATAGTATCGAAGAGATGATTACAATTACAGAAACGATTCCGGATATTTTAATAAAAAATTGTATGCTTTTTATAATGAGATATGGTGTGAATCCATTATGGGAAGACCCGATGAATAAAAGTGGTGGATGTTTTTCTTATAAGGTTTCAAATAAGAATGTATATGAAGTATGGCGTGACCTAACTTATGTATTAATTGGAAATGTTATTAGTTCAAATGAACAATTTATATGTTCCGTAACGGGGATTACAATTTCACCAAAAAAGAACTTTTGTATAATAAAAATATGGATGACTAATTGTAAGAATCAAAATGCTACAGTAGTAACAAATGATGTAAAAGGATTAACATCGCAAGGATGTATTTTCAAAAAACATGCACCTGAATATTAAGGACACGGAAAAGGACGGTTTCGTTCAATTACTAATGGTTGTGGCATAATAATGGGATTTGGTTGATATAGATTTTTGGTTTCAAGATATTTTGGTTGAGCAACAAATTGTGGTTCTGGATTAACAAGATTTGTGGAATTAATACCAAATAAATATGATTCTGTTTGAATAGAATTATTAGATAATTGATTTCGTGGAATATGTCCTTGAATAAGACCAATACCGGCGAGTTCAGTATTCCATGCTCTTCCATATGCAGAATGATTGTATAAATTATATTGTGTATTTTCTTTATAAGAACGTTGTTCTAGAGAATAATTTCCTGGAGTGTTATTATTTCTTGTAGAAGCCATTATTATAATATAATTATATTATAATAATTATTTCATTAATCAATCTCAAAATTACAAACGGGTTCAGATTCTGATTCAGATTCTGATTCTGGTTCAGACTCATAATCAGAATTATCGAGAAAATTATTTATATTTATTGTTTTAGTACAACCGGAACCAATATTAATAATTTCATCATTATTATCCGGAGATATAAATGATTCAATTGTATTAATAAAACATTCCATATTTATATTAGATATATATTGGTTATCATTCTCATTATTATTATCTAATAAATTAGAAATACATAAATGTGTAATATGAAAAAAATGATAAGAAAAAAACATAATAAATCCAGAATATTCATCATCACTCAACAATATAGTAGAAGACAATTTTTGCGCATAACTAAGAAATAGACTTACTGTTGGATTTATTTCTCTCATATTACAAATATAATTATACAAGTTTATCATCTTTGTATTAGTAATTTCTTCATCATATTTATTCATATTTAATGCATGTAATATTTCAGTTTCATATAAATATTTACTAGTAATTGTATCTGATAAATCATTAAAATCAAAATCACTATCACTATCACTTTCAATATTATTATGACAATATTCATTCTCATTATTATTATTGTCATTGTCATTGTCATTTTCGACAATTTTTGGAATAGTATTTGTATGAAAAATATTATCAGGAACTACTATATCAACAGCTTCTTTTTTTTGTTGAATATATTGACTACTAATTGGATTTACTAAACATAATGAAATATCATAAAACATATATGTAGGGATAAACTGAAAATTATACATATATTATTATCTTTGTTGGTATATTTAAATTACTTAATTATTAATACTTAAATACTTAATAATATTTAGTTTGTTTATTTTGTTGATTCAAATATTCACGGTCACGAGTCAATTCACGTGAAGGGATACCTCCACGAATCCAACCTTGTGATGCGTCACTTTCGACACAATATGCCGAGTTTGTCACACGATTTTGTATATTAGGTTGAAGAGGAGTATTTGTATATTTTAAATAGCTCTTCTCTGGTAAACCTGTAACAGTACGTTTATTAGTAATCATTTCACCCTGTTGCATTTGAGATTCTAAAACGGGGTCAACCGAACCTCTACCTAAATAAGGAACAGTTGCGAATGGTCTCTGAAATAGGTCAACCTTACTTTTATTATGCGTATTACCTTCACCAAATAATAATTTTGAACTATCATCTACAACACAACCTCCTGAACCAACTGGACTCGTTCCATTATACATAATACCTGGTTGAGATGTTGCAAGTTTAATTGGAATCTTCATTGTACAATCTTTTGCAAAATAGTTTTCTAGATTATAATTTGCATATTGCATATTCTGTATAGTCATTTGGTCTTGAAAACACGAATCATTGCCTATTCTAGACATATTATCAAAAGAATAATTCGTAACAAAAGCCATTAATATTAATACATATTATTTTATTCTCAAATTATTACCAATATATAAGAAATAATTTAATAAACAAACAAATAAATAAATAAATGAAACAATAATTATATAATAATTAGTATAAAGTATAACGATAACTATCTTTTACACATTCTAATGTATCATTATCTCTACAACTGGGCATATTACCGTATAAATATTTCGAGAAAGCACCTTGGTCATTTACGACGCGTGTATTTGCTGTCGAATAAAATGCCCGATTAGATTGGTCTAACACGAAGTTTTCTGCTAAATCTCCAAATAATTGCTTATTTGTATCTATAATACCTGGATTCAATTCTTGTACTAGATTTTTAGTTGCAGTTGTAATATCTTCATAAACTTGTGTATTAAAAGCTGGTGGTGCAGGTTTTCTATTTTTGTCGAACTTTATCTCAGGAAGTAATACATTAGAAAACGGATTTTTGCTACTATTCAAATGATAATTTATCTTCAATGTTTCTTCTAATGTTTCAGGATTAATAATTTTTCTAGGTGATGTATCTGTATTTCCTAAAATAGCCATTTGTGTTTGATTTCTCGTATTAACCGTTGGTTGATTTATTATATTAAAACCTTCTACTTCATCATATTTAACCTTATAATAAATATATATGATAAGAAGTGTTATAATACCGACTGCTAGTATCTTCAATGAAAAAGTAAAAATATATCCTAATAATGTTAATACTATTACTAATCTTGTAATCGCATTTAATTTTTTCTCATAATCCATATTAGAAGTAGGCCATAATTCAGTAATTTCATCTTTTTTCAATAAAATACTCGGATTATTTCCCCAAAAAGCAGTGGTATTTGATGACATATATATAGAATATTATAATCTTTTTTATTTATGACGACGTAGTCTCAACATGTGCCTTTGTCTTCTTTTTCTTCGGTTTTTTATCTTTTTCTTGAAAAATAGAAATCAAATCTTCATATTCTATTGGAGTAGATGTTGATAATTGTGTTTGTCGTTTAAGCATTTCTGCACTTGCTTCATTTAATAATTTATTCATTTGTCGTTCTTCCAATTTCTTTTTCATTTTATCTCTCATAGTCATCTTCTTTAATCGTTGTTCCATTGCATTATGGTCAACTCGCGTATTTTTATTATTTTGTCCACCTAATCTACCTAATCCACCTAATCCACCTAATCCACTTTTTCCAAAATCTTTTCCGAGACCCATTTTAGATATTAAATCTTGAATATTATCCATCCCCGGAATAGATTTCATTTTACTCATCATCTCACTTGCCTCACTAAACAAATCAGTCTGGTCTAATTCACCAGATTTAATTTTTGTATCTAGTTTACTTCCTACATTTTGTACTAAACTCATCAATTTACTTGGGTCTGAAAAAAGATTCTTAAATACTTGAGATGGGTCTGTAACATCTTCATCAATATCTAGATTCATACTTTCTGCGGTTTCTTCTGCAATTTCTTTTGCCAAATCACCTAATTTGCCTTTTAACATTCCTGAAATATGACTTTGAATATCATCTGAAGAAGGTAATTGGAACTTGGGTTCATTATTTTCACCACAATCCGTTTTATCTTCTTCATTTGTTTCTCTTGTAAATAGCGTTTGAATACTATCCAATGTTTCCTCCAATTTTGTCTTGAAATCTTCACAATCCATTGTTTCTAATAATTTTGCGGTATCACCAAAAATACTCTTATCTTTAATGGTGTCTATCAACGAAATAATAACCAATTGTAAATATTTCCAAATAGTATTTTTCGTATTTTCTGTAATATTCGATGACCATATATATTTGAAACTAATTCCAGGTAAGAACTCAGTATTATAATTATTATCTTCTGAAAACAGTTGATCATTTTGATACAATATCTCGAATATTCTCTCTGGATAAACTCTTATACAATAACTGTAAATATATTGAATAGAATCTTCTTCATTATCTAACTTCCACCATTGACCAATAATGCCCTTGTATTCCGGAAAAGTATTTTGAATATCTTCGATAAACTCTTTTATAATTTTTTTAAATTCTGTGGTTGGTTTCAGCGTTGTTATTTGCGAATCAGTTATTTCTATGTCTGTCATAGTATTTCTCTACTTATTTTCTTTAAATCTTTGACGAACGAATATAATTAATATAAATAATCAAAAATAATCAAAAATGATAAATTATCTCTAAAAAAAACATGTTACTAAAATCATGTTAGTAAAATCATATGATTATTATTAAAAAAATAGTAATCATATTAATTCATATAAGTATCAGATAATTTACACAAGTTCTGTAAATATTTAATTGTCTTTTGTTTTTCAGAATGATTCATTTTACGTATTGGGTCTCTTAACCTATTAATAGCCTGAGTAATTTTAGTAAAATTATCATTATTTATCAAATCATTATTTTTCAAATCAGTTTGATAATCTTTTTCAATAAAATAATCTATATCACCTTTTTCAATATGCGTATAATATTTTTTATATACATCATTATAAAACACCGTAATAATCAATCTAGGATTAACCTTTCGTATTAATGCAAATGTTTTTTTCATAGTTAATAAATCGACATCTTCTGGAAATACATTTACTACATCATCAATAAACTCTGTAAAATGATTATTAAATATGGTTAAAAACGTAGATTTATTAGACATAAGTATTTAAATATTTATTATTTAAATTATTTCAAATAAATAATAATATTATTATATAGTTTTGCGTTGTTGTTTACTCAACATTGCATAATCATTATCTCTCTGTTGTTGTAATTGTTCAATTGTAACATTTTCAGCTAATTTGGGTTGTTTATAAGATACTTCTTCTGAAGGTGTATATATTTGATTTTGATTATTTATAGATTCTTCATTATTAATACAAAAATAATTATGTGTCTGTCTTAGACCTCCATCACCTTTTGCTTTTAATGATTCAGGGTCCATATCTAAAAAACTAAAATTATCAGAAACGATTCCACCATAAGCACTTGCTCCTCCTAAACTAAATGCTAATGGTTCCATATTATTATTTGTAGCAACTTGAACCATTTCTCTTTCTTGTGGTTTAATAAAATTATATATATCCTCTCCATATAAAACATTGTATTTTCCATTTAATAATAGTAGTGCTGGTACTTTGTCGATATTTTCAGGCATAATAATACGTTGTCCATTTTCTAGAATAATATACATTTTGCCATCTTTATTATCTTTGAATCGTTTATCAATACTAATAAAATGAATATCATCTATTAATTTTGTCTTTGTAACGTATTGTAATAATTTTTTAGAATGTTCGCAAAAATTGGAATAATATAGAATTGAACTCATAAAATTATAATAGCAATTATATATTTATTTTTAACTTATAAAATTGATTTATAATATAAATATATATTTAAATGAAAAGAATATAATGACATCTCAACCAAAAATTGCAAATATCGTGGATAATGAAGATGTATTGACGTTTACTCTTTCGAGAGTGAATGTAAGCATCGCAAATGCACTTAGACGGACAGTCATTTCTGATATCCCGACAGTTGTATTCAAGACAACACCTCAAGAAGAAAATACCGCAAATATTATTACAAATACTAGTCGTATGAATAATGAGATTCTGAAACAACGACTAAGTTGTATTCCGATTTATATTGAAAAATTAAATGCAAAAACAATTGATAATTATTTATTGGAAGTCAATGTCGAAAATAATACTAGTGATAGTATATTGTATGTTACTACAAAAGATTTTAGAGTTCGTGATATATCAGAAGATAAATTATTAGATAAAGAAACAACTCAAATGATTTTCCCACCTTGGACCGCACCGGATGGAACAAAACAATTTATTGAGTTTGTCAGTTTACGACCGATATTATCTGAATCAATTCCAGGAGAGAAAATCAGTTTTACTGCGAAAATGTCATATGGAACATCAAAAGAAAATGCAATGTATAATTGTGTATCGGTTTGTTCATATGGTTGTACTCCTGATCTAGACGAACAAGAAGTACGGTTAACGAGTTTGAAAAAAGATTGGGAAAAAAACAAATTGGATATGAGGTTTGAAGAAACTAATTGGCGATTATTAGAGGGTCAGCGAATTATTTTGGATAATAGTTTTGATTTTATGATTCAAACGATTGGTGTATATACCAATGTTGAATTATTGCAAAAAGCATGCGATAATATTATTCAACGTTTAAATCATACTAATACAATGATTAAGACAAAAGATGAGCTTATTGTTGTAGCTGATAATACGATGAGCAATTGTTATGATATTATTCTATTAAATGAAGATTATACTATAGGAAAAGTAATTGAATATATGTTATATTCAGCATTATTTAATGTTAGTAAAGAAAGTAAGTTATTGAATTATTGTGGGTTTAAAAAATTACATCCTCATGATACATATAGTATTATTCGCCTAGCTTATATTGAAGATACTCCAAAAGATATGATTAAGCAAAATATCGACATATGTATTTCAGATGGAATTGAGATATTTAGAAAAATGAAAGGTTTGTTTCAATAATTTTGTGCGTTATCTTAATTATTCGCGATTTAAAGAAATTAAGGGATTTTAAAGAATTATAATATTATAATATATTATAATGCAACACAAAAAAATGACTATGGGTGGTCGTCGTCGTCGTCGTGGTACTCGCAGACACCGAGGAGGTTCTGCAATGAATATGAATAGTACTGTAGCAAATGTTAATGATATGATGAAAGCATTAACTAATCCTATAAGTGGTAATCAAACTAATAATGCTGCGTTGGGTGCTTCTATGGGCGGAAGACGTCACAAAAGAAAAACTCACAGTCGAAGACATCGCAAGAAGTCAAAGGGGATGTTTGGAATGAATTGGTAAAAAAAGTCGTAATCCTATAAAAATAAATAAATATGATATCATATTTATTTATTACACCTTTTCTCATTCAAAATGCAAATAACTTTAGGAAATTATATTTATATTTTTTTATTATGTTTAGTCATGTATATTATTTTGAGAAAAATATAACAAATCATGCTTATAATTTATACTTATACTTATAATTTTAAAAGATATGTTCCGGATTATTTTTTTCATAATTAATTGACCATAATTGTAATGGATGTTCCAATTGATTGAAATATTCGTTCACAACATTTGACATTATTTTTTTGTCATTTGGTTTCAATTGATTTTTATATATTTCATGTAAATTATACATATGAGTTTTATAATTTTTCTGAAATTGTATTAATGGTTGTGATTTATAAATATAACAACTTTTGTATTCACTCAATAATTTACGCAAATAATTATCTTTTTCTTGTCGAAATATTTTGAAATCTAAATAATATTCTGGATAATATTTTAAAAACTCTTGGATTTTATTATCTTTTAGTAAAACGAAGTAATGATATTGTAGTTTGGGTTGGTTTCCGCGTAATCTGCGTATTTGCTCATAATTCGGATTGCGAATCTTAGTTCGTTCATTTGTTGTTTTATTACGAATAATACAACCCATTACATTATACGGCAATGATTTTTCAGTAAAATGACTCCATACATCTGTATAAATAGAAAACTCATTATATATTTTAGGTGCTTGAATTGTTGCGTGTGTAAATGCTGGGTCATGTTTTATAATTGCTCTAGTATCTAATGTTTTTATAATTGTATTAATATCTTCAACAGATATTTCATATGCTTCAATTAACCATAATTTTGTATCATGAAATAAAGATACAATGCGATTGTCTGGATGTTGTAAAACAAAACTATAACTTACATTTTTATCTAATAAATCTACATAAAAATTACATTGTTTACAAGCCTCATAAAACATATCTTCAAATGTCTTCTTACTAAAAAATGTAGATTTTCCACCAATATTCGTCTTCGTAGATATTTCCCATTTATTATCATTCCAGAATAAATTAATCATAGTTCCTTCGACAAACTCTTCGATGATAATATCTTTATTTATAGTCGGAAATAATTTAATAAAATCATTTATTTCTAATGATTTCTGTGGTGAAATAGAGTATATTTTATAATCTAAATAAGTCGTATCTAAAATGCGATAAACAATAGAACGCAATTGTCGATATCTGAACTTATCACAAAAATAAATATCATAATCTTCTTGTGACTTTATTGTATTCTTATTATAATTCAAAATATAAAAATCTCCAAACTTTTTTACATTAATTTTATTTTCATTGTTAATTTTAATACTGATAGAAAAATATGACGTTGTAACTGTATTCATCCTTGTTTGTTCTTATACTATACACTATATAGAGTGTCTTTATATTATATATGTAAATCACATATGATAATATAAGTTATACAAATTATACAGGTAATATATTTATCTGTAATTATAATAATGCAAGAAGAAGATTTTGAAGAAATTGAAGAAATTGAAGAAATAGGACAAACAAAAAAACTTGCAAGTAAGATTTATTCCAAATCCAATCCCAACCCCAACCCCACTTCCAATTTAGGAAGTAAAATGATTAGTATTGAATTAAGATTAGGTGATATAATACAAATTACAACTGATTATTCTTCCAAGAAAAATCAATATTATATAGAATATATAGATAAGACACAAATACGCGCAATTGAAGTAGAATCTCTCGAGAAAATTGATTTTATGATTGATGAACAATACGAATTACTTTACAATGGAGTAAAAGTAGAAGGTAAAATTGTATTATTATATCGCCAAAAAGAAGAAGGTTTTGCTAGACAAAATGGATTATTTATTAATACATGGATATCCATTATATTTGAAATAAATACAGAACGTCAAGAAATGATTGGACAAATTGTCGAATTACCAGAAGATTTGGATATGATTACAATATTGACGTACCAAAATAAAGAAAAATTATATATCAATTTCGAATATAAAGGATTATCTCGCGACCTACATATATCTTCTTTAAAGATTATATCCTCTCCATATACAGATGAAGAATACTTTGAAATGGTACCAAATGTGAATGATGATGAAGCCGTTGATATAGATAATTTAGATGATGAGAATGAAAATCAAGAATACAGAAATAGGTCTCCTCCAATATTTGAGTTTGATAAAATAATCCCACTGGGTAAAGTTGCGGATATTGTTTATTTAGTTAATGCAGATGAATCTCAATTTCGTTATGATCTAGATACACAGAAAAATGATTTATTGAATAATATGTTATCGAAAATACCCAAATCACAAAGAACTACTGATGAATTATCCTCAATTGCGCTCATTATTGAGCGTTTCCGCCAATTACGACAACAATTTTCCGTTTTTGATAATTATGGAAATATTACAAGTTCTACGCAAAAAGGTGCTAAATGGAAACCATTAGTAGAAAATCTGAAAACATTTCGTCAAGCTCTTTATTGGATAATACCTGTAGCAACTCAGACAAAAATGTTATATTTGACTTCAAATGATGAAGATAGTGATGCGGATGATGCCGTCGCTACAATAGAAACTATTAATGCGAATGCATCCGCTCTACAAAACTTGCATAAAAATGTCGAAATTGATATGACTGATATAGATAATCCGTTAAATATTATTATTCAAGAGTTCAAACGGTCATCCATGTCTGATAATAGATATATTAAGTTTTTACAGCAAATATACAAATATTTTATGCCATTTCGTTATAATATAGAGAGGTCTAATATTCTCACTAGAATACCCATTGTAGCACCTAATATAAATGTAGTTATTAATAACGATGGTGATATGCGGTCAAATGTTAGTGATATTTTTGTTAAAAAACAGCGAGGTGTAAAGCAAGTATTATATGATATAAAAGAAAAGAATTATATTACAGGCGTATATTTACCGGATGATAAAGTTCTTCATGCATCAAAGTTTACTTCTGATATTCGAATGACAGTACAAAGAGAAAAAGTACATAATACGATGGATCATATTGATTTAGTAAGTATATTAACTCTACCAGAAGCGGTGATACAATTTTCTAGAGTAAAACTACCTGGAACGAATATAATGAATAAATCCGAAATGGGTCAAACCTTTATAGATTTTTCTGAGATATTAAAAAAGACAGAGAATTACGATAGTTTAATAAAAACAATTCAATTATATAATCTGGATAATGAAGATGCTGTTGCTGAATTACAACGATTATATGATAATACTGATTTTATTGGTAAAAAGAAGATGACGAATTATGTAACAAATACGACGATTGATACTGAAAATGATAAGACAATATATGAAAAATATTTGAATCTTATTATACCACAATCAAAAGTATTATTCAACTTAATCAAAAAAAATGTAAATGGTAAAATGTCCATTATGAATGTAATATGTTATTTGGAACCATTTTTAATTTATCAGGATGATGTTACATTTAAGTTTTACGAAGTATTAAAATATTTTGTCGAAAATAAATGTCGTGAGTATAAAAAACAATTAAGAGACAAAAATAATGATTTTAATGCACTGAAAGAAAGTATAAATACGATAAATAATAGTTCATTATTTGTCAAATCAAAATGCTGTAAATTGGCAAACTTAATTGATATCGACAAACAAGATGCGATAGAAATATATAACTTATACGGTTTACAAGAAATTAAAATAGATACAGTTGATAGAGTTAACAATATACATCCTACTTCCTCGGAATTATTATATTATTTGACAAAAGTTGATTATCATCGTATGTTTAGTTATAGAATTATAGATGTTTCCCTATTGGTCCATAAAAACACGGATGATATGATTCGTATTCAAGAAGAACGTATGGATACATGGAATGACTTGGGTGATTGTGAGAAAAAATATGTGATTGCAAAAGTATATAATAATGAAACGGATTTAAATGCGGATAATGGTAAATCGCCCATCTATTTTGATAGTCGTTTGAATTCAGGACAAACATGTGAACGTGATATAACAGTGAATGAAGTTGCAGATGGTGATATGGCTGCATTATATAATGCAACAGGCGATTCATTCAAATATTATAGACGTAAAGATGACCGCTGGAAAGAAGAAGATATTGATGCTAGTGTATTTTCCGGAGATTTTATATGTGGATTAAAAGAGCGTTGTATACAAGATGCAAGGGATGGTTCATCTTGTATATCAATGGATATTGCACGTATTAATATTACAAAAAAGAATATAGATAATGTTCTCGAAGAGTTTGACAGTTCTATTGAATTACAGACAAGTGAATTGAGAGAAGATATCGAGAAAAACTTTCAATATTATAAAGAGGTTTTACCCAAAATTATTCGAATTGAACGAAATAAACAATATGGTAAGTACGAATATCGTAAATATGAATTAGGTCAAGAAATGAAGGCGGAATTACGTGCAGAAGATGAAGTTGTATCATCGCCTTATTTGAAATTGCGAGATATTATTCTAGGACAAACCAGTTTCGAGAAACAACAGCGTGATATTATTACGTTTAAAGAACTATTTACATTAAGTGTGAATACTTCAACAGATACAGACGCTGAATATTGGTTCTTTTGTAATAAAACGAATACGAAATTATTGCCAAAGTTTCTTTTTGTATTAGCAGACACGTTTATTAATGATAATGATAATTATACAGATACGATAGAATATTTATGTAAATTACAAGGCAAAATTAGTGATGATGGTGATTCATGGGTAGACAAATATAGTGGTTATGTTATTCGAAAAATTGATTATGATGTTGAAGAAGGATATGAAAATGGTTTTAAAGCATCTTCACGTGCGAGATTAGAGGCTGAATCAACATCAACAATTGAAGGTGATATTAGTAATACTACGGCGGATATACAGACGCAAACCAGTGATAAACCATCTTATATGAAATATGTTCATTATAAAGTAATAATACATGTAATTGATACATTAATGAGAGCATTAAAAGTGTCTATTGATGATTATACACAAAATGAATTTATTGCGAATATTGTTTTTCAATTATTGTCGAAAGTATTGTATACAAAAGAACAATTTATTAAAACTCACGAAAAAAAAGGCAAAACATATGGTTCCGAAGAATATATGAAATATGTCAATAAAAATATTGTATTTTTTACAATAATGACATTTATAATAGCATTACAGACTAATATTCCTATTATAAAAATCAACAGCAAATCGTATACAATGAATGAATATCCTTTAGAGGCAGATGGTAGCAGAGAGACATTTCAATATATTATTCAATTAATACTGAGTCTAAAAACGCTACAAGGAACTCCATGGAATATTATTTTTAATAAGTCGAAAACAATGACTCGTGATAAGTTTATTGAAAATCTAGAAATGGTACGTGGACAAGTAATATCTCAAGAATTAGTTGAACATAGAAAAAATATTAAAATAAATGAAATTGTAGGATGGAGTGAGAATAAAGATGATGAATATAATATTAGTAAATGGACACAATTTTTACCGCCTCTTTTTGAGATAAATATGAGAAATGATGTCGATTATATATCTAGTGAGTTCAAATCTAGTTTAGCAGAAAGAATACGTAATGGAGATATAAGTCAATACGACCAAATTAATGTTCTTAAGGGTAAAATAATATTATTTTCATTGGGTATAGTTTTTTCAATACAACAAGTTATTTCGAGAGAAATACTATTATTAGAAAGCAACTCTGGAAAATATTACTTGGAAAATGCTTGTTGTATATCAGACAAACAAGGTGAATCGGTTATTCAATATTTCTCGAAAGAAAATAGAAATATAGATAAATATATTGAGAATGCTACTTCTGCAGGAAATATATTATATGATATTCGGGCAATGACAATGTCTCCAATGCTCTTCTGTAAAAATAACTCAAAAGATGTATATCTTGCTATCAATACGGAGTTTAATGAACAAACGATTTATGCTGCATTTATTGTATATTGTCATTTTCAATCATTAAAACCATTAAATGAACAATTGAAAATATTATGCCATTGTAAACAAAAACCAGTTGCGTTTGATATAAACGACAATATTCGACAAAAGATAGATAAAATAAAAGAAAGTGGAAAACATTACACGAATGAAGATTTGGTGAAATTATTAAAATATATTGGTGAAAACAATATGATTCAGTTACATATTAATCATGAAGATACAATATTGAACCCATATGAACATATGAAAAATATACTATATGGTAAAGTAAAAGAAGAATATGAATTGATTGCTCTTGAAAATGGTGGCGGTGATGATGAGGTATTGCCACCAATATTAGATAATATAAGTAAATGGCTAGGAAAAATAAATCTTTCAAATGTATATGAACCAATTAGTAATTCAGATAGAAGCAATATGATTGATGATATAATGACGAGTAATACCGCATTGAAAAATAAGATTTTTGCTAAAAATATGTCGAAAAGAGATAATATAGATATTCAAAGTAAGTTTAATAGTCTATTTTTAATTGTCGATGAAGGTCAAACGTTGCATAATTCTGTTATATTTATTAAACATTATATATACTTTATTTCGAGAGTATTTCCGAAGATGATGATTGATTATAAGTTTGATAAACCTTCATCTAATATTTTCTCGAATATATTAGCAGTAAATGCTAATTTGTCGCTTTCTGATAGTTCAGTTATATTAAAAATGACAGAGAAACATTATGAACCATTGATAAAGTTTTATGAAAAATATGAAGCGGATTTATTTATTATTCGACAAAATGAAGGAGATATATGTGGTTCATGGTTTTGTAATATGTTAAATAAGGTAAAAGAACGAACAGCGCCAATGATTACCTTAATGGAAAATACTCCAATTTTATCAAATATACATGAAGGTAAAGAGAGAATAATGCCTATACTAGAAGAACATACCATTATTGCATTATTGGAAAATTATATGTTGAATATTTTTAATACATATATTGAATTATTCAGTGAAACATTTCAAGAAGATAATAAGTTAATGATTGAATTAATAAAGTCATATATTCTCATGATGATAGAGCATAAAATAACAATTTCATATTCATATCAATCGGTTGTCGATATAGAGTTTAAATCAAAAGAAATCGAGAAATATTTGATGACAGACCGATTGAAAGATTTATTAGCATCAGAAAGAAAGGTTGATAATTTATTAAAGAAACATAAATTAGGAGCATGGGGAGTTGGTTTAAAGAAGGATTTTTTCAAATATTCGACACATTTAGACAAAAATGAAGAAGATTTTGTGAATGAATTAAAGAAAGTGGAATCACAATTAAGACAAGACCATAAGCTTCATGGTATACAAGATACAATTACATTAGAGATGATAATGGATATGTTAGAAGAGACAATGGTAGAAGAGATTCAAACTAAAATATTGACGGAACAAAGCAATATAAATGAACGACAAAAACGACAAATGGATACAGAAGATGGAGATGGAATAGGTGATGAAGATGAAGATGATGTCGATGATGATTATGAAGAAGATAGTGATGATGATGATCATTTTGGATACAACCGAGATTAGATTTTGCGTGTTGTATATTTATAATAATTTTATAATATAAAATAACAATGATACAAAACTTCATTAGGCAAAACCAAGCATTATTTAGTATACTATTATTTTTATTATTTTTTTTTCTGATACAATATGACAAACCATCATGTTTATATAATACAGATGGTAGTTTGCGAACATTTGGTGTTGGTTATAAAAATAAGACAATACTTCCTGTATGGTTACTTTCATTATTATTAGGGATTTTGTGTTATATTTTTATTAAATATTATATAACTTATTTATAACTTATATTTGGGCTTATTTTGGCTTATTTTGGCTTATTTGGGGGTATATTTACACTTATTTTAGAGGTGAAATAACATATAAGTATTACAATTAATTAAATTATAAAATCGACATAAAATATATACTGAGGGTATAACAAATAATTGCAGTATAAAAGTACCAGAAACTTTTGCCGATTGCATATTTTTGTAAAACTATATTACGTAGTTGTTCTCTAATTTTATTATTATTCTCTGAACCATGTCCAGCAAGTTCGAATAAATATTTAAATAATTTGTCCCATATACAATCAAAATTTGATGGTGTCAATTGATTAATAATTAGCGTTTTATTATTTCTAATTTCACTATATAATATTTTTGCAGAAATAAGGTCATTGTTTCCAACTGTTGTAGGATTTTGTATATCTATAGCATTCAATTGAGCCAAAATATCATTTGCCTCTCTAGATACCCAATAATAACCAACAACATTCGAGAAAATAGAGTTCAACTCTTCTGCAAAATTAAGACCATTACTACTTGATTGACCTATATTAATAGTAAACATAGGTACAAATAGTACAGTCCAAGTTGTAAATACTGCTAATGCTGATTTGCCTAATGCATTAGGCTGACCTGCTAGATAAGAAAATCCACCCCAAAAAAACTCACATAGAACAATTGTTAACCAAAATAGATAATTCATTGAATTATACATTGGGTTATTCTTATTTTCAGCAAAATAAATAGATGTTCCATATAAGATGATTGCTATATAAAAAGCATAAGTTAATATAGCACTTTTGACATTTTGATTCGCAGTATCAACATCTCCATTGATATTATTCGTATTTATATCCATTCTTATTAGATATTAGGATAAATTAATTTGATATTATAACATATAATTTATGAGTTTAAAACCAAGTTTAACAGAACCGGGTATGAAATATTTTATAAATGAAACATTAAAACATTGTCATGTATTCAAGCAAAAATATAATAATACAGTTATGAATATATCACTTGGTATTTTTTTCATATTTTGTATTGTACTGATATTATTTATAAAATATAAAGGAAAGATGACCCCAAAAGAGAGAAAAGCAAAAGATCGAGAAAAACAATATTACATATTATCAAAGATTAAGAATTATCATGATTCTAAACAACGATATTCTGAATCGCTTATTACTGGATTGCCAGAATGGAATAATGAATATGACGATATTGCATCAAGTAGAACATTGTATAAATCATTCAACTTATAACTTATAACTTAAGATATTAGGATAAGGATATTACCGTGTAATTTATAAATAAATAATAAGTAATACTAATATGGAAGAAGAATATGAAACCAGAATAGGTGTAGAAGAACTTGTTGATGAGTTTGATATAAAAGATATAGAAAAAATATATAAAGCTGATGAAAAAGTCAAAGATGCTATCGACAAATATTATGTCGATAAAAATGAATATTATCAGAAAGTGAAACAAATCAAAGAAAATATCTTGAATAATGTCAATATCAAAAATCAATATCCAAATTGTATCTTCTGTCAACGACCAGTAGGAATGATATTTTCTACAGAAATCAATAAAAATGGGAATAAAATATTGAGTGCCGTTTGTGGTGATAATTTAAACCCTTGTAGCGAAAAAATTAAAATAATGACTGGTAAAATGACATCATTTATGAATCAAATAAAAAAATATGAAGACATGTTGAAACAATTGAAAATAAAAGTAATATTATTCAAAAATAATATATTATTTGGTTATTTAACAGAAACGAATATCAAAATAAAGTTTGAAGATTTAAAGTTTCGTATTGATAAATGTTCTTTGGAATTACAAATTATAAAAGAACTATATTTGAAAAATGTCGACAAGTTTGAAGATTATGAAGAATTATGTAAATTGGAACAACAACAATATGGTTATATAGAAGATATTAAAAATCGTATTCATAATTATCGTGTAGATACAACACACCCTTCTGAAAAAACCGATGATTTAGATGAACTAATGGATATTTATATTCGCACATTTATACCCTTGCTGAAAAATCTGATGAAATTGAGATATAGCATATCTCAAGTAGATTATGACCCGGATGGTAATGATTTTAGATTAATACAAATTAAACAACAATATGATATTAGTGAAAATGAATATTCAGAATTACCAATTGAATTGATAAGTGAAGCAACTATTATACAAAAATCGAAAAAAACAAAAGAACCACGAGATATACATTCACGAACATTGAAGAAGCATAAATCATTAAAAGATAAGAATGATGCAATAAAAAAGACAAAACAGAAGACAACACACAAAAAATTGATTATTGATGATGATGATAATACGAATAATGACGATATAACAACGTTGAAAACGCGAAAAAAAATTATTGAAGATGATGATTTAGAAGAGTTTATTCCTGTTGTGCCAGTTGGAGATACAGAAATTATACCAATTGATGAACAAGTTAATGAACCAGTTGACTTATATGAAGGGTTCGAAGAACAAAAGGGTGAAACTGAAAATATACAAGAAGATAAAATTGCATCTCCAACATCTATTATGAAACATGATATCAAACAAAAAGTAATTCATTCAGACATAAATGAAGATGAATTGAACCTTATAAAAGATATTCCACAACTTGTAGAAAGAGGACATATGTTTAATGAGAGAATTGTATTTCGTTGTGGTTCAACTTCGAAACCAGAACCACCTGGTGAAGGTGAAGGAGAAGAAATACCAGAAGATGATAAAGATGAGTTCAAAGAATTGAGTCGTATTAAAGAATGGCGTAAAAAAATTGCTAATTTTTGGACGGGTTCTGGTGATTGGGCTGCCGAGTTTACATTGGATGGAAAAAGATGGAAAAGTGTTGAACATTATTATCAAGCGTCCAAGTTTAAATATGGTCATCCTGAGTTTTATGAAAAGTTTTCTCTCGATTATAAAGGAGATTCTGTTGAAGGACACCCTGAACTCATTATTGCTGAAAAGCCGTCTTTGGCGAAGCATGCGGGTACAGATGGTTTATATGATGGAATAAGAGTCCGTCCTGAAGGAATTGAAATAGATGAAGATTTCTTTGGAACAGATGGAGAATCGCGTAATGAGTATGAAGTATTTATTGCACAAAAAGCAAAGTTTACAACAAATCGTAAATTACGAAAATTATTGTTAGCGACAAAAGATGCCAAGTTGACTCATTCATATAAAGCACTTGATACAAATATACGTATAATCGAACCTTATTATTTTTTGATATATATTCGACATTTATTACAGAAAGCAAGTGTATAATAATAATAATCAATCCAACGTTTTATGAAATAATATTAAATAATATTAAATAACATATTATTATATCTCGATATAATATGTTATTAAAATACATTTCACTCAAAATATTCGTTATCAGTTTCATTGCGGGATTATTTTTTATTTATATGTTTGGACCAGAAATGAAAACGATTTATGTATATCCAACTCCACAAAATATAGGTAAGATTCAATATAAAGACAAAGCAGGCAATTGTTTTGCATATGAAGCAACCGCAGTAAATTGTCCATCTAACCCATCAGATATATCCGAGTTTCCTATTCAGAGATAAATAATTTATGTTTTTATCAAAATAATATATTGAAATACTTTTTATACAAAAGTATTGTATTTATTTGAACCGAAAATGCCAAAAATCTTCTTAAACAAACAACGTATATTTGCATCTATTGGACAACATGAAAAAATGAAACGAGCAAAACATATTTTCAAAATAAATGGTCTTCGTATTGTATATGAGAAACAATTAAATAAGTGTGAATACTGTAATCCGATAATGTCTCGAAATATTCTTATTATGAAAGGAATGACAGAAGTTGCTCATTTTGGATTATCTAGTGAATGTCTATATGATGCAACAGATTGTTTTACATCATCAGCATCAGAGATTGTCAGTATGTCTATTGGTATTGATGATGATGATTTTGAATATTTGAAAGGGATTCAATTATCCAGAATAATGATATGGAGTATGTTATGTATTTTGATGAAAGAGAATGTCGATTTTCAACAAGATGTTTATATTGATACAGATGCTTCTTGTGGATTTTGGGATGCGATTGGAATGAAGATTAATAATGGTCCCAAAGGTAAAGGATATGAGAAAAAAATTAGTTTGAATAACATGAAAGATTGGTGTATGAAATAAAATATATATTTATTTGTATTTATTTGTATTATTGAGATAATTGAGATAATTGATATGATTAAAATAATTTAGTAGATTTGTCATTTATAATTTGCGATTTATAAAACAACTTACAAAAAATAAATGTAATTGTTTTTTGTTTAAATTATAATAAGTCCTATTATATTAATGATACCAAAAATTAGTTTCTCGAAGTTTTTTACTTCTAAAAGTGGAAAATATATTATTTCTGTATTACTTGGATTAGGCTTTTCAGCTATTTTTAGGACGGTTTGTAAAGGTGATAATTGTATAATATTTTATGCTCCACCATTAGAAGCAATTGAAGATAAGATATTTAAACAAGATGGTAAATGTTATTCTTATAAAATGGTATCTACAAAATGTAATAAAAATAAAAAAGACGTTATAATAAAACCAACATATGGAACAGATGCGTCATAATTATATTTATAATTAGTTATTATAAATATAATGAACATTACAAATATTAACGATTTACCAAATGAGATATCTAATCAACCAATACAACATAATATTGGATATAATGTAAAAGACATACAATCATTACAATCAATTGATACAAAATTATCAGGAGTAGGAGGACAGGTACCAGGACTAGGACTTGGAGGAGCAGGAGAAGGTTCAAATGTATCTTTAGATCAAAATACCATAAATCTTATTGTTTCTGGATTACAACAAGCGAGTACAACTGGTGCGACACAATTACAATCACGTGATATACCGATAAATAAAATGCAATTTATTGATGAACAAACTCAACCAGAATATATACCTTCTGCAAATGTAAAAAATGAGTTTATTGAAGAAGAAGATGAGGAAGAAGAACATTCGACAATAACCAATAACTATACTAAACGATTTAGTTTATTAACTCGTATTGAAAATACATATACAGATTTACAAATACCAATTCTTATGTCTATTTTATATTTTCTATTCCAATTGCCTTTTTTTAAATCATTATTATTTAAATATATTCCATTTTTATTCTTTTCAGATGGAAATATTAATATTTATGGGCAACTATTTATGAGTGTATTATTCGGAACAATATATTATATATTTTCATTATTATTAAATATATAAAATGAGATTATAAGATTAATCAACTCAATTCAATTCAATTCAATTCAATTCAATTCAATTTATATCATCCACCAACCATTTTTCTTTGTTTTTGGATGTTTCTTGCGTCGTTTTTGTAATACCGTTTTTGTTCTAGATTTACTCACAGATTGTAGTTCTGATGAGGACGATTTTGTCGTTGATGATAAATCATGTGTCTTTGATTTTTTAGATTCAGTATCAGTATCTTTATCTGCCGGTCTATATCTCATAAAAAACTTTTCATATTCAGCTGTACCTTTTTTGCCCTTTAATTCTATAAACTTTTGTGCCTTATGTGCACGCATTTCTTCCAACGTCTCTTGGTGACCATAACATTCTACACTAAACCTACGAAGTAAACCCTTTTGTTGTAATCTATTATGTTGTTGAACCTTGAATAAATATTGAGACATACATAATATACGATCTATATCATAATACTTTTTATTTGCATATAAAAACGCCAAGTAGAAACTCAACATAGTATCAATTGTCGCTATTTTAATTTTCTTACCATCTATATCAATAATATTATAACTATGACAAGCAGAAGGTTCATATACAAATGCAACTGTATCATCATCAATTTTTATCTCATAATGTTCTGCAATAATCTCGCCAATAGATGCTCTCTTCGTAATTGAGACATTAGTTATTCCTATTCCTTTCAGAGCATTTTTTACTTTATTTGCCGTCTTTTTTGGCGTTAATGATAATACATCAAAATCTGGATATTTCTTAAACTTATGTTTTAATTTAGATGGCATATAAGCAGAATATAATGATATAGCATAACCTCCAAAAAAAACGACCTTATCTTTGATAAGAGAATCTTTTACTATATCATATATTTCATCAATATCAGCATCATTTTCCATTTTTCTCTGAAAGTTTTGTTTCCAACAATTATCGGCTTTTAATGGATAATTTTTATTTAATAAGGTAATTCGTTTTAAAACCTTCTCCCATCGACTTACGTCGCCTGCCGGTCTCGACAATTCTAAATACATTGACATTCTCAAATAATTTGGTGGAGCATATAATATTCCATGTTTATTAATAGCCTCTTTTTTTATTGCTTTAAATATATCTTTTTGTAAATATGTTATATCAGCAACTGGTATAAAATTAACAAATACCTTATATGTTCCTTCATGTATTCCATTTTTCGCTTCAACCTCTGTAAATCCTTTTTTTACATAAATATCTGCTAATTTTTTAGCATCTTCTAATGCGGTTGGAGAAAAAAAATCATAATCAGGTATTTCGACATCTTTACTATAAAACTGATCTTCTAATGGCAATATAGAATTGATCGCAGTTCCACCATAAGCAACCAATTTGGTATCTTTTAAAAACTTTTCTATAATAGATATTATTTTTTTCACTTCCGGCGAATTGACGATTGCGTGTCCTTCATTTTCTTCTGCCTTATCAACCGCAATTCTTAATATAGCTAATTCGCATTCTTCTAATGATATACCTTTTTCACATTGATAAAAATCATTTTCTTTACTCATATAATATACAAATAATATACATATACATAATATATCATAATTATAACAAATAAAAATTATAAAAATTATAATTTTTATTATGCTAATATGCTAGTTTTATCATTTACTTATCGTAACAACGCATTTATGAATAAATATATCGACAAATACGAATTATTTTACTATGATGTTGAAACGCAAACTATTAATTAAATTATTTCCAATTATTTAAGAATGTATCCAAATCATCATCATCACCTAAGTTCTCAATTAAATAATTTGGATCATATAGTTTCTTCATGGTTGGTTCCCTAACTTTTTCCCACAACCATTTTCTTAATTGTTTTTTGAACCGTAAACAATAATATAAATCACGAAAATTGTTTAATATTTGTATATTTTTTCTTATTTCAATCAAACTATAATTATATACTATTTCGTAAATAGGATTTTCAGAACAAGATAATATGTATAGTGTTTGCGGTAAATTAGGTAAAGAAGTTAATTGATTATTAGTACAATATAATATTTGTAGATTTTGTGGTAATGTAGGTAAAGAAGTTAATTGATTACCAGAACAAGATAATTGTTGTAGATTTTGCGGTAAATCAGGTAAAGAAGTTAATTGATTACCAGAACAAGATAATATTTTAAGATTTTTAAATCTGGTTAAATCAGGTAAAGAAGTTAATTGATTACCAGAACAATATAATATTTTAAGATTTTTAAATCTGGTTAAATCAGGTAAAGAAGTTAATTGATTACCAGAACAATATAATTTTTGTAGATTTTTAAATCTGGCAAATATTTGATACCCTTACCACTAATATCAAGGGTTAATATGTCGTCAGATAAAGAATCAAAATATGTTTCAACGTTGGTTGTCATTTTGGTTACTAGTTTTATTTACACCCTCGCACATTTAAAACGGCACAAAATACCCAATAAAAATGAGTATTAATTTTTTATTCATGTTATATATTTGTCGTGCATTCACGAAAAATATATAAAAAATATTTTTACAAAATTACATATTTATTTTACAATACAAACAATCATAATCTAACTACTTATTTATGCGTCATCTTCTACAACAATCAACTTCTTTTTGGGTTTTACTACTTTTATCGTTTTGGTTGCTGGTTTGACGCTAATTTTTGTCGCTGGTTTTACTTCAATTTCTATCACTTCGTTTTCTACTTCGTCTTCCTCAACTACTTCATTTGACGACGGATTTTTTATTTGGTTGATTTCTTGGCGTGTTAATCCTATTAACTTGTAAAACTCGTCTTCTGTAATATCCGCAATTCCCAACTTACGAATGTCTGGAAGATATTTGAATGCTTCATTATCTAAAAAGTCTTGTCCGTATTTTGTGTAATGTCCTATGATGTTAATAATTCTATAATCCAACATTTTTTTAACGAGTTCTAATTTGTCCCCTAAAATATAAAACTTGTGATTTCCAGTTAAACCCAGTTTTCCCTCATCAATAAACGCCCCAGTAAAACTTGCTTTGTTTGAAATAATCAGTTTGCGTTTATTTGCGTCTGGGTGTTGTTCGGTTGCTTTTTTTACCATTAATCCTTCCTTGATGGTATATGTATCAACAGACCACATATCTTCTAATGTATATTCAGTTGGTATTTTTGCCTTTGTTCCAGATGATTTTATGGTTTTTGTTTTGTATTCCCATATTTTTTGTGATATTTTACAAATAAACCACCAACACAATATGTCTTTCCAGACCTTGCCTTTGCACCCAATAACAAATCTTTTTCTCCCTCGTCAATTTTTTCCATCTGTTTAGATGTAATCATATCTTGATGAAATCGCAACTCTAATGGTATTTTTGTATTACAAAATATAGAATTAACATCGTCAATACTAATATCTTGTATAGCGTGTTTTAGATTTTGAAACCCAATTTCCAAATCGCTCAAATCCAAAATGTGATGGATATTTTCCTTAATGTAATTATTTGTGGATTGACACGATGAAATAATATCTAATACTTTTTGTTTGTTATTTACCAGTAAATAAATATCATATTCTTTGTATTTGTGTGCGTGTTGTTTTGTAATTGCTAATATTTTTTCAACATCGTAGTTGTCAATAGATTTTTTACTATCATCTAAATAAAACTTTGATGACATAAATACCCATTTTCCAGTAAGTTTATGCTGTAATGTAATGTCGCTTGAACCACCCTTACCTTTGCTGAATATTAGCATTTTTTGTAAATAAGTTTCCAAATTATCAACTTTTTTTAATTTACATGTATTAATATTTCCTTCGTAATGGTCGTATTCGTCATTTGATAAAATAGCAACAAAGCCAAACTTGATTACATAATCCCATAATTTTTCAATTAGATTTCCGCGTTTTGATTGAGTTTCTGCCTTTGTTTTACCATTTACTGATTGTAAAAGTTCCGCAAAAGTAGATACTTGTTTAATTCCTTCAAATAATTCAATTCCGTTCATTTTTGATATAATGTATTAAGTATTGTACTATCTTTATTATTTATAAAAAGCAAATCAATTTTTTATTCAATTTTATACATCTTTATATGTTTTGGGTTTAAGTTTTCGCGTAGATGGTTTCCTTGTATATTCTATTTTTTTATTTGTTCCGTAAGCATAATCAAAATAATTTTTATAATTCTCTGGTTTAACTCGTTCTATTGATGCATCAACATTTTTTGCTAATTCTTCAAAATTATTTACATTTCGTTTCTTTTTTATGTATGTTTTTATTTGATTAAAATAATTTTCTATTGGCGAGTTTGTCATAGGAGTATATGGAATAGAAAACAAATATTTATTTCCACTTTTTGTAATAGCATCTTTTACCAGTTGATTATTATGACTTTTAGCATTATCTAATATTATAAGATGGTCTTTGTATTTAGGAAATATTTGAGTTTCTAAAAACTCAACCATTCGTTCTTGTGTAGTTCCGCCTTTTTCATAAAATATTTTTCCAACACATTTTTTATTATTGATTGCTACTAATAATGTAAAACTACGAAATACAAAATTGTTGTCTGTTTTTATTACACAACGCTTACCAATATAACATCTGCTATATGATGGTTTCAAATGAGAACCAACTGATGTTTCATCTAAACAGATTATTTTGTCTAATGGATATTTACTAACTTCTTTATAAAAATTATCCATTTCTCGTTCCTTATTAGTTGGTTTTTTATGTCGTTCTTTTGGAAAATGTTGATGTCTTGTTCTTTTTCGTGTTCTGTTATTAGCACGAATAACTCTACCTAAATGTTGTCTTGTAATATCAAAATCTTTGTATTTATTTTTCATTTCAAATAATAATTCATCCATAGTAAGTTGTTCGTTTGCATCTAACATATTTAACGCGGTTTTAACTTGTTCTTTTTTAACTTTGTATGATATGGGTTTTCTATTGCGACGAGTTAAAGATTTAGTAGAATTATATTTATGAACCCATGCTTTTAGTGTGCTTTTTTTACAATTAAATATTTTACAAACTTTATCCATACTTTCATTATTATTCAAATAATATTGAACGGCAGAAGTTTTATAATCAATACCTTTATGTTTCATATACTAAAAATAGAAAATAACACATATATTTTGTGCCGTTTTAAATGTGCGAGGGTGTATATACTTAAAAAAATAAGTTTGTTTCAATTTTTATATTATTCGGTATTTTATTTTGTAGTAAAAGTGTAATATAATATCCAAATATCCAAATATCCAAATATCCAAGAAAAATAAAAGGGTTTTAAAACTGTGTTTCACCTAATCCAGGAATATTTTCTGTTCTTGCAGAAAAAGAGTAACCTTCAGGATTTGGATCAGGAACTGTAATATAAATAGGAATATATCTCAATTTGAGTGGTTTCAATATAAATGCACGTCTTTCTGTAATAAAATAGTTCATATCGCTATTCATATTGTCATCATTATTCGAGAAGTTTATCGCATTAATTTGAATACCTAATTGAGTTGCAGAATTAATGCTAGGATTTTCTGTATTAACTCCTACATCAGGAGTAACAATTGTCATATTTTTTTTATTATATTCTAAGAGTTCAGTCTGGTCTGGCGAATATTTCATATCATGATTTGTTATCAAACGACAATTAATAGAGTTTGTCGTAATATTTACAAACTCCATTAATTTATCACAATTCAATATTGCTGTATTTGAACGGTCAACTATTATGATAATTTTTCCTTTAAAAAAATATAATGGTAATTGTGTAAAATTATTATTAACACAATCAATATTTTTATCAATTACATTGGTTGAAGGACCCATTTTACAACTCAAATATTCATAACTATATTTTGGACCAGCAAGATAATTATCATATGTATATAAATAATTTGCCAAGTTTGTCATCATTGTCATATTTGTACTCTTAATACGTAAATTAAGTAATATTGGGTCAATTGGATTTGGAGCATATGTAGGATTAAATGCATTTGATATAATGATATTCAATGCTTCTTCAAATCTGATATAATTATATGATTCTTTTATAAAATAATTATCTGGAATAGATGATGTCGCTATAATAGGGTCATTATCTAGATTATATATTTCGAAATCAATAAATCTAACTCCTTGACTTATTACATATTTTAGTGCATTTATATTCATATAATTATTCGTATTTCTTCCACTAATATTACATGAATTATATGAACCATAAATGTAATAATCATTTATATTATATGAACCATTACTGCCATTACCGGAAGGTTCAACAACAACAATATTATTTGAAGTATCATACGTAATTGGAACATAATCTAATGCTAATATTTGTTGTTGTATAGATATTTTATTCATATATGTTGCTTCTTTTCCTTTTATGATATTTACAGCAAAAACGATTATTAATATAAATAGCAATACAATTGCAAATAATCCCGCCATTCCAGAAGGACTTTTACTCAAATTATTCGCACTTTCAGTGAGATTTGATACATTTGGTTTAATATATTTTTCATAATGTTCATAAAATTGTAAAGTCATAATATACTAATAATGGAAAATTATATTGTGATTTCTACAAGTTAAAAATAATGATAATACTTATTATAATGCCAGGAGGTTTAATGCAATTAGTATCTGAAGGTCAACAAAATATTATTTTAAATGGTAATCCATCTAAAACATTCTTTAAATCAACTTATTCTAAATATACTAATTTCGGATTGCAAAAGTTTCGAGTAGATTTTGATGGTTCTAGGACATTGCGATTGAGTGAAGAATCGACTTTTATATTTAAAATACCTAGATATGCTGACTTATTAATGGATTGTTATCTTTCTGTAGAGCTTCCTGCTATTTGGAGTCCAATTGTTCCTCCAACCAATGAAAATGGACAACAATGGGTACCATATGAGTTTAGATGGATTGAGTTTATTGGTGCACAAATGATATCTAAAATTACAATTACTTGTGGAAATCAAACGATACAAGAGTTTTCTGGTTCATATTTGTTAAATGCTGTATTAAGAGATTTTTCTGCAGATAAGAAGCAACTTTTCTATCAAATGATTGGTTATGTGCCTGAATTATGTGACCCTGCTAACTCAGGGACTCGTGTTAATTCTTATCCAAACTCATATTATACAACAAGTAATAGTGGTGCGGAACCTAGTATTCGTGGAACAACATTATATATACCATTAAACGCATGGTTCAATCTAAAGACGCAAATGTCGTTTCCTCTAATATCTTTACAATATAATGAACTTCATATTAATGTAACATTTCGTCCTATTCAAGAATTATTCCAAATTAGAGATGTTTATGATACAGTTAATAATTTCCCTTATGTAGCACCCAATTTCAATCTATATTATATGCAATTTTATCGCTTTTTACAGACACCCCCTGATGTTGATGTAGGCGTTAATTCTTATTTAGATACGAGGTCTTTGTGGAACGCGGATATTCATTTAATTTGTACTTATGGATTTCTCTCGAATGAAGAATCTCGTATATTTGCACTTCAAGAACAAAAATATTTATTTAAACAAGTGCGTGAACAACTCTTTTATAATGTAACTGGTTCAAATCGTATATCTTTGGATTCAATTGGTATGATATCTAATTGGATGTTTTATTTTCAACGAAGTGACTCCAATTTGCGTAATGAATGGAGTAATTATACGAATTGGCCTTATCGTTATTTGCCACAAGACCTTATACAGGGACCTACAAATGGTTCTTGGCCAGTTAAGCGTTCAGGAACCACCGTAAATATTGGACCCGGAGTGAATACAAATGGTTTATTGACAGGTTGGATGATTACTGGAAATTATAATTTCGAGAACATGAAGAATATACTTATTGGAATGGGTATATTGTTAGACGGCAATTATAGAGAAAATGTACAACCAGCAGGAGTATTCAATTATATAGAGAAATATACTCGTACAAGTGGTTCTGGTATAGATGGATTATATGTATATAACTTCTGTTTAAACTCTTCCAATTTGACTTTACAACCAAGTGGGGCAATGAATATGAGTCGTTATTCAAATATAGAAATGGAAATTATTACTATTACACCTCCTGTCGATCCAAATGCACAATCTCTTGCGATTTGTGACCCGCAAAGTGGAGTATTAATTGGTATTAATAAACCTACATGGAGAATATACGATTATAATTACAATATGTATTTATTTGAAGAGAGATATAATGTTGTCAATTTTATTGGTGGTAATTGTGGTCTATTATATGCTAGTTAAAATATTATAATTAAAAGAACAATATAAAGAACATTGGACATGGACGATTAATTTAACTCAATTTCAATCATTTGACGGCAATGCTTCTGTATTTATAAACTCTCCAGACAAAGTAGGTCGTGATGGATATTTCGGTAATGATTCATCCACTCCAAATTGTGGATTATATCGTTTATCATAGAGTAATAATCCTTCATTAAAAGCCTTTCTCCATGTATTTATTCCACGATTATATTCTGGAGTAGGGTCATTTATACTGTTTATTTTAAATGCACGTGTTCCAATATCTGTTGTCAATACTGAAAATGTTGGTGTCATTTCATTTGTTAATTTACCCGCATCATCATACGCATTTATTTCTTCTGTTAAACGCTTTTTACGTTTAATTGGAGGAGAGCAACCATAACAATCTGGGTCAGAACTACATTGTTCACCTGTAATAGAACAAATTGCCGGAGGACCACAAAAATTAGCACATGATGTTCTAGTATTAATTGGTAAGTCAACAGTATAATTTCTGTTTGTATTACGATAACCTTCTTTCAAATCTAATCCTACCCATATGATATATATTCCTATACTAATCCATAATATATACCATAAACATTTTGTTATAGATAAACAATTTGTATTATTCTTATTCTTATTCTTATTTTTATTCTTATTCATATTATCTAATCAGATAATATAAATTATTAATATTAAAATCTATATACGATTATTAAAATCTATATGCGAATGACACGTCATCTTTTAGTTCTTCAATTGTTTTCGCATCTACATATGTGCAAGCACTTCTTATTCCACCAAGTAAATCTTTTACGGTATCCTCAATTTGTCCTTTATACGGTATCTTAAGTAAATCGCCTTCTGAAGAACGATAATCCGCCATTTTACCATCAACTTCATATTTTTCCATTGCATATTTTGAACTCATTCCGTAAAATTGTTGATATTTCTCGATAGTTTTTTTATTTCCATTTGCATCATAAGTCCAATTTTCAACTACCATTCCATCATTCTCATCATGTCCAGAGAAGAATCCTCCTATCATTACAAAATCCGCACCGGCACCTAGTGCTTTGACAACGTCTCCCGGTGAACGAATACCTCCATCAGAAATAATGCGACCTTCTTTAGAACAATCCATTACAGCAGATAATTGTGGAATACCTACTCCAGTTTGTCTTCTTGTCAAACAAGCCATTCCTGAACCAATTCCAACTTTGACAATATTGATTCCAGCACATAATAATTTATTTGTCATATCCGCAGTGCATACATTTCCAGCAATAATAATTTTATTTGGAAACTGATTTCGTATTTTACAACAATATTTGAAAAAAGATGAAATATAACCATTCGCAACATCTATACAAATCCATTTACAATCAGTATATTCAATAATTTCGACAAGATTATCATAATTTTTATCTGAAATACCAGTAGTTACCATAAAATAATCATCTCGTAATAATTTTTTATTTTTTTTAAAATCATCTAATGTATAATGCTTATTTAATGCAGTTAACATTTTATATTTTGCTAACTCAGAATGAACTCTAAAATTTCCAATTGTATCCATATTAGAAGCGATAATAGGAATACCTTCCCATTCAATAGGTTGACCATCAAGTCCATTAAATACAAACCTTCTTAAAAGTGAAACATCGCTTCTACTATTTATATTACTTTCTTTGGGAATGATCATTACATCATCAAAATCATAAACATTATATCTCATATTTGATTACTTAATTATTAGTATTTATATTATTTCAGTAAAAATATTATATTTATAATTATAATGTCATCAACAGAAATAGATAATATAGAAACTCCAGATGAAATTGCTTTAAAAAAAATGGAAAAGACAGATACAGATGCATATGTTAAAGCAACAACATATATCATGAATACATTAAAACACGTAGTGTTATTTTTTTTGTATTTATATTTATTTGGAGCAGTTACTCTATATAACTGTAAGGTAGCACAATCTGGAATGTTATCTAAAATGAAGAGTACAGATGGAAATAGTTTGTGTAGTCCATTTATTAATAATTATAAAAATATTAAAGCATCAATAAGCACTATTGAAGAATTATCAGATGCTCCATTTAGTGCCGCAAAAAATATTGGTATCTTAGAAAATAATACAAATTATATTGCAACAGACCAAATATCATTTCTGGATAATATGTATAATTATGAAGCATGGGGTAAAATTATTACATTTGATTATACTGAAAATGTAATACAACAACTAAGTACAAGTTCACTTGGAAAACTATTAGGATTTGGTGTTCAAGATAATATTAATATTATATATGATAATCAAGGTTATAAAAAATATGCAGGTTTAATGAGTAGTTTTTACTCAATTCAACGAGATATCACTAATATTAATATTTATATGTTAGAAAGTGTATTTGGATTAATGAATAGTTTATTACCTGAAGCAGCTATTTTTATTTTACCAGCATTTATTCCTCTATACTATATAGCATTTATATATATTATTCTCTCGATAATATTATTAGTAAATCTCATTGTATGTATTGGTCTAATAATATATGAAACAATACAATATATTATTTATTCAATTAATTATTTAATTCGAGACGCTTCAAATAGTACATTTAAATCTATTTTATATATTATATTGACAATAATTTTCGGTATCCCTGTTATTGGTATTATAATTTTTTGTATGTTTATTTATATTTTTTTATATGGTAGTATTGTATATACTGTTTCAATTATTGGAATAATTATATTATTAATTTATACAACTTTTATATTTAAAGCACAAACACATCGTATTATTAATAATAATAATCCAAATATTATAAATACAGTTATTCAAGATTTTAATCAGGCAGGAATCGACAATATAACGACAAGTGTTAAAAACTTATCAGAAAATATTTCGAGTGGAAATTATAAATTGGAAACAATTAATGAAGATTATAATATCAATAAGTTATTTTTCAATAATTTATATTATAAAATGAATTGGATTGTCTTGACAATTACAATTATATTATTAATAAATATAGCAACTGTATATAGTGTTTCTGGTATAAATATTATTTTAATAATTATATGTTTTATATTTGTATTGACTGTTACTTCTCGAAATGAACGATTATTGGAAATGGGAGAAGGTAAGTTTTTTAGTATTCATAGATATATTATGGATAGTCTTATTGAAAATAATATGATTCCAATAACATCTCAATTTACAGGTTCATATAGTAATAAGTTTTCGTGTGATAATAATGTATTGAATCCTGATGGAACGGTGAATGATAATTTTATACCATCTCATAAAAGCACATGTTCTTATAACATGAACCCTAAATTAGTAGAAGGTAATAAAAATATAAGTAGGTGCTCACCAGTTATTGGTTCTGCCGCAGCAGATTTATTAAAAAACAATAATAAAAAATAAGGTATAGTTTGTCATTGTCATAATTTATAATACTTAATTATTATATAAATAAATAAAATATCAAATATAATGTCGAAAAATAAAAACAAAAAGAAGATAAGTTCATCATCTTCTGCATATCCATTTGTAAGTATATGTACGCCAACATTTAATAGAAGACCTTTTTATGATATGTTAATACGTTGTTTTCATTCTCAGACATATCCAAAGGATAGGATGGAATGGATTATTATAGATGACGGAACAGATAAAATCGAAGATTTGGTGAAAGATATTCCTCAAGTAAAATATTTTAAATATGATACGCAGATGAAATTAGGTCAGAAACGTAATTTGATGCATGAAAAATCTGTAGGCGAAATAATAATATATATGGATGATGATGATTATTATCCTCCACAAAGAGTTTCTCATGCGGTAGAAAAATTACAAGAGAATCCAAATATAATGATTGCTGGTTCAAGTAAAATGTATATATATTTTAAACATATAAAGCAAATGTATCAATTTGGACCGTATGGAACATATCACTCAACAGCAGCAACATTTGCATTTCGTCGTGAATTATTAAAGATAACATCATATGACAATAATGCAGCATTAGCAGAAGAAAAACATTTCTTAAAAGGATATACAATACCACTTATTCAATTAGACCCATTAAAGACAATTCTCGTATTTTCTCACATTCATAATTCATTTGATAAAAAAGAATTATTGAATCAACCTGAAAGTAAATTTATGAATAAATCAAACATATTAATAAGCGATTTTATTCAAGATGATATTATTATTGATTTTTTTGTCGAAAAAATAGATAATATATTGCAAAAATATGAACCAGGTAAATTGGAATATAAACCAGAAGTGATTAAACAAATTAGTGAAACACGAGATAAGAAGTATATGATGAATCAACAACAAATGGCTGAACAAATCCATCATATAATGGAATCATTTCGACAAATCCAGAAAATAAGTGAACAACAGAATCAACTAATACAAATATTAATGAGAGATAATGTTGAAATGAAAAAACGCATTAGTATTTTAGAGAATAATATAAATAAATAATTTAAATACGTTCATATATTATATCACATATAGAATAACTACATGCCTGAACGTGAATACTATGATAACATTGTAAATGATATTGAATCAGTTGAATCTCGTTACGAGAGACCAAGTGATAAAAATACATATATACATACGATAAAAATGTTTGATGAAGATACTGGAAAATATATTAATAATAAGATATATTGTTATTCTTCTGGTGATGTTGGTTGTACAATTCGAAATGCCCAATTTGGGACATATTATAAATATTTCCATTCTCAATCAAATGATGCTTATTTATTAATAAATAATCGGAATCCTTATTCTTCTGTAGAGAAAAAATCGACAATTAATCACGTAGTTGGTTCTCTTGATGAAGATTTATATTTTAAGATTAAGATGCCTACAGTTGTATCCAAGTCTGGGGATAAAAAATCTGTCACATTATTTTATAATAATCCAACTCATTGTGAACGACATTTAAATATAGAATTATCACGAGAATGTAAGCAGAACTGGAACAAAAAGAGAATGGATAGATTATTAGTATATAAGCACAAGTTCTTGTTTAAAGATGAATTGAAATCATCGAGAAATATCATTGAACATGAAGGAGAAGATGTTGTTGTAAAGTAAATAATGGTAATGACGCAATACAATATTACAAAGAATATAAATAATATCTATTAATAATAAATAAGAATGAACTTATTTATTATTATGTGTTATTTTCAAATAGTACTAAACAATGGTTTCCAATGGAAACGTCCATTTTCAAAATCGACTATTACAAATAAGAAATACATTACAAATCGTTATTGTAATGATTGTAATGTATTTGGTACAGAGTTTGACGTAGATATTTCTGAAGATGAAAAAAATAGTCGTTGTGATAATGAACCTTCTGATATCGAAAATAATCTAAACAATACAAAAAATAACATAGATGATATGATAATAATATTGAATAAAAATATTAGAATGTATAATATGTTACAACGATTATTATCTAAATATAATAATATGGACCGTGTTGATATTGAAGATAAATTAGATTTATATAAATTACCATTATATTATCAGAATGAATATGATTTTGATTATTTATTCAAAAATCTAAAATTATAAATGTTAATGTTTAATTAAAATATTTGTCTTCATCATCTAATCCTGATAAATCTTCGCTTACCTTAATTTCATCTATTATGTGTGTTTCTATTACACCTACCGCATTTTCTGTTGTATATTTATCTAAAAAACGAAACATCCGATTAATATCTAATTTAGTAATATCACTATTATCAAATAGTGCATATATTTCATTATCCTTGTATTTTTCTTTTAAACAGAAAAAAAAAGAATATAAATCTTTTTTATCCATATTCAAGTTTTGACACAAGTTTTGTATAAAAATAATATTATTATATTCTGTAGAATATTTTGTCAATACTTTTGTAAATCTAATATTATTTGTATCATCAACGTCATCATTACAATAATCATGATTTATCTTCTTTTTTATTAATTTATTTCGACAAATCGTCTCATGGAATATTTTATTATTATAAAATGTTTTCAATAATGAAGTCATTTCATTAAACTGCCATATTTGTTTCTGAAAAGTAATTCTGTCAATATAATCAGAAAAACAAATATTCTTTAATATCTTCAAATAAAATGGAATACTTATTATTGATGGTTCTTTTTCTATATGATTAATCACATTTTCATGCCAAAGAAGACCTATAATTGTCCTATCTGTATCATTAACTAAATGAATATGTTCATAAATTGAAAACCTATTGGAAAATAATTTATTCGTTATTTGTTTTGTATTGTCATTAAACGATTTTTGTTGAAAAATATTATAAAACAATTTGTCTCTCAAAATATCAGGAGTATTAAGATAAATATCGTACAAGTTCGATAATTTCTTCAAATCATTTTGTATAAAATGACATAGATTCACATTTAAAGATGCATCAATATCTGGCATAATGATTGATATTATTTTATTTATCTGTGTAATAGTAGGAGGTTTAAGTTCTAATACATTACATACTTTCATCAACTCTTTTATTTTTTTATCAATTTGATAATTACCAATACATATAATCGGATTAAGAGTATGTTCTTCTATTTTTTGCTTCTTTGTCTTCTTTGGACGAATAATTTTAATAAGTGAATTGATTCCACCTTTATCACCATTATTCATTCCATCAATTTCATCCATTACTATTGCAATTTGTTTGACTTTTTTATGGAATATACTCATTATATTTTTATCAGACATGTTATGATGTGCAATATTATCAATCACCGCTTTATTGCGAATATCACTTGCATCATATTTTACAATGTCGAAGTTTAACTTATTTAATATATTTAATACAAACGTCGTTTTACCTATTCCAGAACTACCATAAATATATATATTTCTTTTAATCGACATATCATTCTTATTTTCTCCAAATTGACGTAATAATTGTATCATAGTATTTTCTTCATCTATTCTGTTAAGTATTTCATTAAAATTAATTCTATCCATTATTAATAAACATATATTCTTTTATATAATTTATTTTACTGATTATTATTCTAGTAATTAAGTCATGTTACTAGACGCATCGCATGGATTATTTACGCCATATGTTATACCATCCCATGCTATTGGATATCCACTATATCCTGCACTATCGCTATTATTTATTTTAGGTTGACATTGTGTTGTCGCCCAAAGATACTTTTGACACATTCCATCTGAACCAATATAAACGCCTGTTGAAAAATCTGGTGCTGTATTACATGAACTAATTTTAGGTCCATGACGATTTACGCATTGAGCTCCATTACCTGATAAATCTAACCAATAATCTGGACAACTTGATATAATAGGTGGCCATTTTTGATTTGAACTAGCATTAAATAAGACAATCGACAAAATAATAATAATAATAATAAAAAGAATTCCAGCGATAATAAGCGTCGTCTTCTGAAAGTTCGCCATTTGTATTATTACTATATTTTTTTTATCATTATTATACATTAATGTATAATAATGATAAACCATTTCATTCTAAAAGAACAAATGGTCGAGTGAATATTCTAACTTGTGAACCACCTGATATATCTGACCGTTTCCAAATGTATGATAAAATCCCTATTAATCAATGTAGCACATTTAGAAATCCTACTGAAGGTATATGGAATAATACTCAATTATCTGACTTATTTTTTTCGGGTAAAAATATTTGCACAATCCAAAATGGTATTCGTAGTGGTGTATATAATATGTCTAATCATAAGTTTATTATAGCAAATCAAGATGAAGATACATTGAAAATTATAATGCGTTCTGTATTTCTACAAACCTCAATCAATAATTCTTCTAATATAAAAGGACAAGTAAATCAATTAAATCAATTGGTCCTAGATTATTGTATTCCTCAAGTATTTGGTGAAGCAAAAGGCTATAAGAAATATTTAGTAGATGTTTCTACTATGTATACTCCAATGCCTCCACCAGTATTTGCGAGTAATTTTGATAGAGTACTCTTTCTAAAAGATTGGTTTTAATAAAAATTATTCATTCAACAAAATAATATATAGATATATATTATTATGTTTCCACTTGGCAATAATACGAACTCCTTCATGAATGATGTATTTGGTCCTTTACCAAGATTTTATTGTCTATATTATTATATTCTTTCTATTTTAGGATTCATATTATTTGTATTGTTTATATTATATTTCTTATACGCCATTATTGCCAATAGTAAAAAATTGGATTCATCATTTTATATTATGGGCACATCATTAAGTATTAGTTATCTTCTCATATATTTTACAAATAGACTATTATTTTCAATGTGTTCCAACTCACTTCATTAATTATAATATTTAATTTATTCAGGCAAATCCATTTCTAAATCCAATTCCAATTTAGGAAGTTTTGTCTTATTTGATTTCTTTTTCGTTTTTAAAATAGATTTAGGCGTATTATCATTCATTCTCACCTTTTCTTCTTTGAACTGTATATATTCTTCTTCTAATATTGTTAACTCAGTTAACCACATTTCTTCTGGTGTCGTATTTTGAATCATTTCCAATTCTTTTACCTTCTTCGTATGCTCCTTTTGTAATTTAGATACATTTTCTTCTGTAACACTATCCATCGGCATTTTCGTCAAATATTTATAATCTGTTTCAATATTATCCATCTTACTATATCCTTTCTCTGTAAACATATGAATTACATCTTCTCTTTTCATCTTTCTTAAATCAATAGTTCCATCCAATACTTCTTGAATATATCTCGACTTATTCGACAATAATAATAATTCTTTTGTTATTGCATAAATCAAATGTTCTTTTCTTATAGAATACAACTCTAGTCTCTTCAAATAATAATCATCTATAATATCTGAAACGGATGAATATTTTTTTAATTTGTCATCCGCATCAAATAGATGCATATTTGTAGTCGTTATTGTTGTCGACAATTTGAATAATTTATGTATTCCATCACAACCCATTACTGTCGATTGTTGTGCCATAATTTCATCCAATTTACCCTTTTGTAATGTTATTACAAAATCAATAGTCGTATCTTTACTCATATCATCATAATCCTTAATTGGTGAAGGAATCTTCTTCCCAGTTTTAGGATCAACCATATCTACCAATTCTTCCAAATACTCTTTGAAATTATTTGTCCATGTTCCAATAGGTAATTCAGTAATACGTATTTGGTCAATACCAACCTTTTCATATCGTCCTTTCACTATAAACTGGTCATCTTTCAAAGGATATATTTCACCTGTAAATCCATCATAATATGGTATAAATATTTCATTATATGTTTCACCTAATAATTTACATTTCAAATAACGAATAATTTCAATTGGATTATAACATAAAATATTAGTACTAAATCCAGTGCCGATTCCTTTTGACCCATTTACTAATACCATCGGAATAATTGGTGCATAATAAATTGGTTCAACTGGTGTGCCATCATCATTTAAATATGTGAGTATCGCATCATCTTTCTCAGGAAAGATGAATCGCGTAATTCGTGATAATTGAGTAAATATATATCTCTCTGATGCGGCATCTTGGCCACCCATTAAACGTGTTCCCATTTGACCATTTGGCATAAATAGATTGATATTATTGGAACCAACAAAGTTTTGTGCCATTCCAACAATTGCGGCATTCAACGATGCTTCTCCATGATGATAACAAGAGTGTTCTGAAACATACCCAGAAAATTGAGCAACCTTAATTTCAGTTGTTAATCCTTTTTTAAAACCAGAATATAATATTTTGCGTAGACTAATTTTCAGTCCATCCATCAAGTTTGGTATACTTCTATCACAGTCATATTTCGAGAAATGAATAAGCTCTTTATGAATAAACTCTTCATATAGTATAGACGTATTAGTTGTATCCAAATATAAACCACGGTCATAATTGCGTAACCAATCTTTTCTGTCATCAGCACGCTTTTTGTTGAATACCATATCTATCGCATCATCACTATTTTGACCACCATGTTCAAATCCAACAATCTTCTTCTCTTTAAAATATTCACGAAACTCTTTTCCAGTACTCGTCCCTAAACCCTTGTAATATTTAATCTTCCAAGAAGCATAATCTGTTGCTGCTTCTTTCCACGACGCATATTCACCTTCATTGTAAAATGCTACTTCTGATGACCCTTTACGGGCTTTTAAAATAGGCGTACTCATGAAACCAATGAACCCAGGAATCTTCGCCAATGAAGGCCATTCTGATTGAAACAAATTGATTCCTAATCCTTTGATATGATTACCATCTAAATCGGCATCACACATAAACATTACTTTACTATATCTCAAATATTTATGAACATCTCCTATTGTATCATATTCGCGTTCCATTTCTAAACCGAGAATCTTCTTTATATCAGCAATTTCTTTATTATCCGCAATTTTCTTCTTCAACTCACCGCGAACATTCATTATTTTTCCCTTCATTGGATAAACACCAATAATATTTCTGTCTTCAGAAGATAAACCTGATACAATTCCTGCCTTGGCTGAATCCCCTTCACAGAAGATAATTATTGTCTGCGACGATTTATCCGTTCCAGCCCAATTTGCATCTATCAATTTTGGTATACCACGAACATTTTTTGTCTTCTGTCCATCCATTTTCTTTACGGCTTTTGTTTCTTTCAATTCAGTAATAGCACATGCCGCATCCATTATACCCATCTTTGCAATTTTCTCAATAAACTTATCAGATATTTGACAAGATGAACCAAACTTATTCGACGGTGTATTCATATAATCTTTTGTTTGACTATCAAATGCAGGATTCTCGATATCGCAACGCAAGAAGAGTATTATCTGTTCTTTAATACTTGTCATATTCACCTTGATTTTCTTCTTTTTCTCAATATACTCTGTTAATTTTCTCGTAATTTGACCAAGTATATATTCAACATGTTTTCCACCTTTTGATGTATGAATACCATTGACAAAGCTCACTTGAATAAACTCATTATTTGGTGACATTGCAACAGCATATTCCCATCTTTCATTTGTTGTTTCATGTGCTCTAGTTGATAATTCTTTTGTACCTATATACAAATCAATATATTGTACAAAACTTTTTACTGGTATCAATTGTGAATTATATTGCACTTTTAATGATTTATCTGTTATTGCTGCAACATCATATACTCGCTTTTTAAATAAGTCAATCATATCTGTTGTTAAACCATCAATTCCAAAACGAGCATAATCTGGACGAAATGTTATCTTCGTATATGGTTTGCTTTTGCATTTTACAATTGTTGGAGGACAAATAACATCTAAATTGGTTGTAAACTCTTGTGTATATTTTAATCCGCGAACATGGTCAACTGTTTCAATAGAACCATATGTCGACCAAATGAGAACCAATTTGAATCCAAATCCATTTTTACCACCAACTATTTTCTTCTCTGTTTTATCATAGTTTGTAGAGGTTCTTAGATGTCCAAATATCATTTCTGGAATCCACAATTTTGTCTCAGGATGTTCAGCTATATCAATTCCATTGCCATCATTCATCATCGTAATTGAACCCGACAATTGGTCTATTGTAATATCTATATAAGATACTGGAAGAGCATTTGCAATACCTTCTTCAACAGCACGAGCCATTCGGATAGCATGGTCACGACAATTTACAATACCTTCATCAAAGAGTTTGAATAGCGCCGGAATATATTGAATATTTCTCTCTTCAATACGAGATTCACATTCTGTTGATAATACATATAGGTCTGAATCAATTATTTCAACCGCACCAATATATGTATCTGGATTATCGAGAATATGTTGTTTATCAGTTTTTTGCTGATATTTTATTGCGAGATTTGAATCATTCGTTGTATTCATTATTGTCTTGAGTATTTATATTGAGATTGTAGTTTTAAATTGAGTTCAATTTTATTATAACAGAATACTTTCAATTATATCGAGAAATCTGCAATATAATAATATATTAGCGATTACTATATGACAAAACATATATTTCAACAAGGGTCATGTTGTGAATTAGCAAATAAATTAAAAGTTATTAAAAACTTTAATCAAACAGTTGTACCTAATAATACTCAAGTTCAAAGAGCAGTAGATACTATTTTATTTGTTAAAGGTGGTTCAACACAATATGGTTTTCGTAATTCTCTACGAAGACCATTACGAAGAGAAAGTATCGTTACATTTTTAGGCAGAACAGAAGGACAATTAGGAGGTATTCTAGGAACTCTCAAAAATAAGTTTTAATTATATTATTATATGATTATTCAATACAATTAGTTGTGTTATTTAGCAATTTATTATATATAATAATTTTTTCTAATTATTATATATATGACGCGTTATAAGAAAGATACTGCTGGTAATTATATTATAAATGGACATAAATACAAAAATCTAGAAGGTAAGCGTGCTCAAGTGATTCATGGAACTGCCTATAAAACGAGCGGAGGTTTGACAAAGAAAGACCTTATACAAAATAAAAACGGACGTATTGTCAGTAAAAAAAAACATTTTTCAGCAAAAAAAGATAAACGACTTATTAAAGCAGGTTATGGAACGAAGAAGGGTCATTTTGGAGCAGTGAGATTACCTGGATTTAAATCATCCAAATCATCTTCTTCGAGAACAAAAAGTAGACGACATAAACGTAAAATGCGTGGAGGAAGTAATGAACAAGGACAACTAGTTGGATATAACCATAATATGGTTCCTTCAACCGCGTTTTCATCTGTTCCATCAAATGTTACAAACTTTAGCAACTTAACAACACATTATTAAATATCTATCAATTATCTCGATTTATTTAATGGTATAAACAATTACTTCCTACAAAATCGTGCTTCGCAATTATCCCTCCAGGACAACAACCATATATTGTTCCAGTACAACCCCCATATGGTTGCGGTTGCGGTTGTGGTTGCGGTTGCGGTGGATTATATTTCATATTTGTAATTAAAAATAGTAATATAATAAGTATTAAAATTACTATAAGTAATATAATTATTATTTCATTATCCATATAATATTAAAATATTATATTGATAGATTCATGATTTAAATATTTAAAGATTTAGATACTTAAATTAGATATAATGTCTCAACAAAATAATTCACATTCATCAAATGTGTTAACAATTAAAACTGTTCAAATCGCACCTTTTCGCACATTAATGACCGCATTAAAAGATATATTATTAGAGACAAATATTACATTTCATGCTGATGGTATCCGTATAATTAATATGGATAAATCTCATACTATTTTAGCACATATGCTTCTATCTTCACAAAACTTTGAGTATTATGAATGTAAAAAAGAAAAAATTGTAATTGGTGTAAATATGTTTCATTTATTTAAACTAATTAATTCAATCGACAATAACGATACATTAACTATTTATATTGAAAACTCTGATTATGTTGATGGTATTGTATCTCATTTGGCTTTGAAGTTCGAAAATGGTGATATTAAACAATGTAAAACTCAAAAATTAAGACTCATTGAACCAGAACAAGAAGAATTAGAATATCCTGATGTCAAGTTTTCTTCTGTTATTAATCTACCTTCATCTGATTTTCAAAAGATTATTCGTGACCTTTCATGTATATCCGATAAATTGGAAATTAAATCAGTTGGAAATGAACTCATATTTAAATGTTCAGGGCAATTCGCATCTGCTGAAATACATCGTGCCGAATCAGATGGTAGTATGGAGTTCATTGTGAAACAAGATTCGACAAAAATAATTCAAGGCGAGTTTTCTCTAAAAAATCTGGGTTATTTTATTAAATGCACAAACCTGTGTTCTCAGATAGAAGTTTATCTCGAAAATGATTTACCTTTAGTTGTGAAATATAATGTAGCTAGTTTGGGTGAAATCAAATTATGTTTAGCACCATTACCTTCTTGTTAATTATTATTTAATGTATATGTATTAAATAATAATAACACAATTTGAATAATTATTTATTACTACTATGACTATCTGTATCAGTTTCCCAATCTAATTCATCTAACGGAATACTACGTTTAACATTAAAAGTATATATGATTTTATTCTTTGGTTTGTTTATTGAACCATCAGATTCTGAACTACTATTTTTAAAATCATCTAAATCATATTTATTTGTATTTTTTATTGTTCTTTTTATTGGTTGTATAGGATTTATTCTAATTCTTTGTATGTTGAGTTTTGAATAATTTGTTTTATGCGTATTATGTTTTTTATTTCGGTTATTTCGTAATAATTCATCTAATTTATCAAATATACTTTTATCCATATTATTATTTTTTATTTTACCTCTTAAATAATATGCATTTTTACTACGCGTATTGTAATTTTTAGATGTTTTAGATGTTTTATATTTTTTTGTTATATTCTTCTTCTTATATGGTTGGCATATATTATATATAATTATTAAAAATTATTTGATTCTTATTACTGATAATATATTATTATTGTAAAAATGTTCTTTGTTTCCAAAAAATAATATTGATTATTTCGTAACCGAAAATAAAAACAATAGTGATTTTGTGTATTTTTCTGTTGCAAGGAAATATGATGATATGTCTATAATAATATCAAATAAGTATTCTTATTTATTTGATATAACGAATATGTATTATCGTGTTACTTTAAATTTAGATATTTTTATTTTACATCATTGTTTTACACCTTTTCTCATTTAAAACGCCCATTTTAGTAGGCAAAAAATAAGAAAAATTTAAAATAAATAGTAGGAATTCACATATTATTTATTATTTAAATTACATAATTATACAAAATATACAACGATTATTTCTTCCCAAAATAATCCTTAATAGATTTACTTTGTTTTTGACTTTTTAATGATTGTATTTCTTCTTCTAAATGTCTGATTTTTTCTTCTGCTTGTAAAAGTTTTTGTTGTGTTTGTAATAAATTATCTGTTAGAAATTTATGCTCTTCAATCAATTTATTTTCAAATAATACTTGTTCGGTAGTTGTATTTCTATTTACATATTTAATTGCTACTTGTGTTGATGTTTCAAATATTTCATCAGTAAATATAACTTTAATATTTGATTG